GACTAACCGTCCTGATTTGTTTGAGGATGTATCAAACCCAAATGGTAGAGTTTTCATAAAAGAAGACAAATTGGAAAACCATAAAACTCATGTTGGAGCGTTCAACCAACTTTTGAAATTTTCGGCAATCAAAGATGTCGATTCATCGTATGACTACGTCCTCTATATGGATTGTGACGCAGGTTTTACAGAGGAAGTTAATATAGAGGACGTTGACCGAATGATTAATCATTGGGAAAGTCTTGGTTATGATATGGTTGCTTTGAGAACTGACGCAACATATGATTGGGCTGAAAAAGAATTTAAAGAAACTACGGACTTCAACAGTTGGCCCAAACCGTTGTTTAACGCTAAGTTTTTATTCTATGGAATACACCCTGAATGGAGTGGTGCTAAATTACCTTCGGAACACGTTTTTTTGGTTAAGAATAATGAACGATTATCTGAAATGGCAAAACATTTTGAGAACTTCTGCACTCAGTTTGAAACTCAAGATGAAAATCATCCAATAACTTACGACATGGAGGCATTCGAAATCGGTGTATCGGCTCATTTGGCAGGAATCAACATGGGTGAAATGGGATGGGGAAATCAAATACAAATCCTGAAAGTTGGATTTAACGCTAACAATTGGGAAAAGGTTAAGATTTAATGTACCGTTCATTAGTTTACAATAGATTAAAAGAGTTTGGGTTCAACCCAAATATATCAATTGACGGAGGTGCTTGTCATGGTGAATGGAGTGCTTCAATACGTTCTACATTTCCCACAACTACTATAATGGGTGTAGACGCGAATGATTGGAATCAGAACGGTAGTTTTCCTCATGTTAACATTGGAGAGGTACAAGTATTGTCTGACCAAGATGGTAAAGAAGTTATTTTTTTTAAGAAAGTCGAAGGTCATTGTACCGGTGATTCTTTGTTCAGAGAAAATACTCTTCATTATGAAGGTGACCGTTTAGTTGAGGAAAAAAGGGTGTCAGTAACTTTGAAGACACTTTGTGAGAAACACGGAATTCAGAAAATCGATTTACTTAAGTTAGATACACAAGGTTCTGAAATTATTATAATGAACGGGTTGGGCGAAATGTTAGATGATGTTGAGTTTATAGAAATCGAATGTTCTTTGGTTGAATGGAATATCGGTGGATGTATGATTGGGGATGTTGTCGAGTACCTAAGAGAAAAATTTGACATCTATGAAATATTGGAGTTCCATAGACTCAACAATTTGGATTTGATTCAGGTAGATATTCTTTTTCAAAATAAAAAATCGTCAATCAAAAAACCGATATGAAAAAAGTAAGAATATCTGCAAATTGGGATACTTCTGAAAATCTTACCAAAAGATTGTTGTATCAATTCAAAACAGACGAAAGAGACACCTCTAATGTGGAATTTGTATATGATGATTCATATGATGTGATTGTTTTTTTCAATCACATTAATTTACCAATTAAGAAGGGCTCAAAGGTATTTGTATTTCCTCACGAACCTACTTGGGCGGGCTCTCATCAATTAAATTTCCCTACCAACCAAGACATAACAGTTTTTGGATTTGACAAAAAATTTTACAACCCATCAGAACTTTGTGTTGAATCACCCGCCCATACCTATTATGGTGGTCGTGGTCCTTGGATGGATAAAGAGGAGGATTGGAATTACGAAACTTTAATCAGCGTCAATCCTGTTAAGACAAAGAACATTTCTTCAGTAATTACAAAATTGAATTCAGAGGACGTAAACCCTGAGGGTTGTGCTTACAGAAGTCGTCATGACTTGAATCAATTTTTAATTCACAATGCCCCATTTATTGATTTCTATGCTGGTTGGGAAATTAAAAATGAACCCGAAAAAAAACATGCCGTTGAATCTTACCGATTCAGTATTGCTTTAGAAAATCAATTTACTAAAAATTGGATTACAGAAAAATTTTACGACTCAATACTTTATAATACCGTCCCAATTTACTTTGGGTGTACTAACTTAAAGGAGTTGTATCCCGAGTGTGGCTATTTTGTTTTCGAAGATGTAACAAACCACAAACAATGTTTAGATTTAATTAACCATATTGAAACTAATGCGGAGGACCTCTATGAAAAAATGTTACCTGAGGTAATAAAAATAAAACAAAAATACTTTAACAACTACAATTTGTTGAAAAAAATTAATAATTTATGTAATGATGGAATTTGAAGACAAAGTTTATAAAAAATGTAACTTGGAACACAACGATAGTATTTCAACTTACAACGGTTGGGCAGCACAACAAAACTACAAAGCGTTCGAAGTTTTTCATAACTTCATTCAAAACGTTAAACCAAAAAGAATTTTGGAAATTGGGACTTCGATTGGAGGGTTTACCCAATTTCTTAAATACACATGTGATAATTTAGGATTAGACACTCACATTATTTCTTTGGACATTCATGAAAAGCATTGGTACTCAGACATAATTGAGATGGGTGTCGACCTAAGGTTAGAAAACATCTTTTTGGATAACTTCCAAGAGATTCCTCAAGAATACAAAGATTTTATTCAAGGAGATGGGGTCACTATTGTTCTCTGTGATGGAGGTGACAAAGTAAGGGAATTTAATTTGTTGTCCAAGTTTTTGAAACGTGGTGATTACATCTTAGGACATGACTACGCCTTTAACAGACAAGTTTTCGAGGAATCTGTTTATCAAAAAATTTGGAATTGGCACGAACTATCAGAATCTGACATTCTATCTTGCTCTCAAGAAAATAACTTAGTCGATTACAATCGTGAGATTTTTGAATCGGTTGTATGGGTTTGTAAAAAGAAATATTAATATGTCAGTTACATTAGTTACAGGTTTATGGAATATCAAAAGAGATTCTTTGACAGAAGGTTGGTCAAGGAGTTTTGAACACTACTTAGAAAAGTTTGACCAACTTCTTAAAGTGGAAAATAACATGATTATTTTTGGAGACCCCGAGTTGGAAAGTTTTGTTTTCGAAAGAAGAAGTAGAGAAAACACTCAATTTATACCTCGGTCTCAGGATTGGTTCAAAAATGACATATACGACAAAATTCAAAAAATAAGAACGAATCCCTCTTGGTACAATCAGTCTGGTTGGTTACCGGAATCAACACAAGCTAAGTTGGAAATGTACAATCCACTTGTGATGTCAAAAATGTTTTTGTTAAATGATGCTCGTATAATGGACCAATTCAATTCCCAATACATGTATTGGATTGATGCCGGAATTACAAACACTGTACATTGGGGTTACTTCACTCATGATAAAATACAAAACAAATTTGATAAATTATTTTCTAAGTTTGGGTTTATTGCATTTCCTTATAAAGCGGAAACCGAGATTCATGGATTCACATATCCTAAGATTAATCAATACGCAGGTTCCGATGTAAAGTTAGTTTGTAGAGGAGGTTTGTTTGGTGGTAGTAAAAGTGTTATCGGTGATGTAAATGGGATTTACTACAACGTGTTACAATCCACACTCAATGAAGGATACATGGGCACTGAAGAATCTCTTTTTAGTATTATGTTGTACAGACACTCTGATATGTTTGATTACTACGAGATTGAGGATAATGGTCTAATTGGAAAGTTTTGTGAAGATTTAAAAAACGACAAACACGTTTTAAAAAATGTTAATGGTGTTTCGAATTACAATAAATTGAATATTGAGAACACAGCACTTTATGTCATTACCTTCAACAGTCCGAATCAATTTGAGACACTAATGAAGTCGATGGAAATTTACGACCGAAATTTTCTTGACAAACCAAAAAAATTCTTGTTGGACAATTCCTCTGATTTGTCTACCACAGAAAAATACTTAGAACTTTGTAATCAATATAATTTTGAACATATCAAAAAAGATAACTTAGGTATTTGTGGGGGTAGACAATGGATTGCTGAACATGCTCAAGAAAATGATTTCGATTTCTATTGGTTCTTTGAAGATGATATGTTTTTTTACAAAGGGCAAGACCAAGTTTGTAGAAACGGTTTCAACAGACACGTGACCGACATTTATAACAAATCTCTTGAGATTACCAAAAATAATTCTTTGGACTTTATCAAATTGAATTACTCCGAATTTTATGGTGATAATGGAGTTCAATGGTCATGGTATAACGTACCTCAACACAAAAGAGAGGAGTACTGGCCTGAAAAGCCAACGTTACCCGTACAAGGTTTAGACCCAAATGCTCCGAGAACTAAGTTTAATCAAATGTTTTCCTATAAGGGAATCCCGTTCTCAATTGGTGAAGTTTATTATTGTAATTGGCCCCAAGTGGTTTCTAAGTATGGTAATGAAAAAATGTTCCTAACAACCAAATGGGAAAGACCTTTCGAACAAACTTGGATGAGTTACATCTTCCAAGAAACTAAGGCGGGTAACATCAAACCAGGTTTAATGATGATTACCCCCACGGAACATGACAGATTTGAGTTTTATGATGCGGGGTTAAGAAAAGAGTCCTAACAAAGTATTTATCTTTGTATGGAATTTTTTATCAGAAAAAACGCAACATTACCTGTTTTGAAAATGCAGGTTGTTCAAGATGGTAGAACGGGTTACTTAGAAATAATGGAGTCGTTAGAGAGTGCCACCATTTATTTTTCTATGATAAACACCGCGACAGGTATTCCGAAAATTGTTTCCGCGCCTTGTTATATTGTTAGTTTAATATTGGCAGATGGTGCTCCAACAGAGTATTACATCTACTACAGGTTCACCTCAAGAGATACAAACACACCGGGAAGATATACAGGTCAATTCTTGGTTAAGAACAACGATGGTAACTTAATTATGCCTATCAGAGAGGACCTTTATATTAATATCGAGGACAGTTTCATTTCTGAGACTGCGTGTTGTTAATTGACCAAAGAACAATTCTTTTCTATATTTACAGTTGAATGAGTAAGACAAACTCCACATGGTGTGGAAGAGAATGTGTCACTCGGAAAAAACTGTATTATGACAACACCTGAGGATATCAAAGCATTCTTGGAGGGTAACGACCCTGAAGAATTTATAGTGTCGTGTGAATTCGACTATGTATCAGATTCAATTTATAAAATCAAAGAAATTCCTGGTAAGGGAAAGGAAATCCGTAAGGATACGTTCACCCCTTTTTGTTGGGTAGGAGACCTTCGTGGTCTTAATTTCTACAACAATTCCAAGGGAGCTCAAAAGGAGGCGATGACCAAACATGGAATCGTTATCACCAAATTGGATACTCATGGTGATGAACGTATGGAACAAGGACTTACCTTTATGGTAAAGTCACTCAAAGGTTATAGAAGTCTGATTCAGTTTTTCCGTGAGGGCGGTTGTGACCCGTGGGGTGAGAAGTCCCGTGATAAGATTTTGATTCTCCCCCCCGTTGAGCAGTACTTTATATCAAAAGAAAAAAGATTGTTCAAAGGATATGAAGATTATGACGATGTAACTCGGTTGGTATTTGACTTGGAGACGACCTCTCTTGAACCCAAGGACGGTCGTATCTTCATGATTGGTATGAGAACCAATAAGGGTTACAACCGAATCATCGAGTGTATTGATGAGAGTCAAGAAAAGGAAGGTATCTTAGAATTCTTCAAGGTCATTAATGAAATCAAACCAAGTATCATCGGTGGGTACAACTCCGCAAACTTCGACTGGTATTGGATTTTTGAACGTTGTAGAATCCTTGGAATGGATATTAGAAAGATTGTTCGTTCCCTTCACCCCGAACATTCAATTTCACAAAAGAAGAACCTTTTGAAGTTGGCAAACGAAGTTGAGGATTTCATGCAGACTTCGATTTGGGGATACAACGTAATTGATATTATTCACGCTGTTCGTCGTGCCCAAGCAATTAACTCCTCAATCAAGTCGGCAGGTCTTAAGTACATTTCTGAGTTTATCAACGCCAAACAACCTGACCGAGTTTACATCAGCCACGATAGTATCGGTAAAATGTATACCGAGAAACAAAAGTATTGGTTGAACCTCAAAAATGGTGAATATCGTAAAAAGGGGGACTTTGTTGATTTGGACAAAAAGTTTCCTGATACCTATCTCTTAACAGACGGAGCCGATATTGTTGAGCGATACCTACAAGATGACTTGGATGAAACCCTCAAAGTAGATAAAGAATTCAACCAAGGTTCATTTCTCCTTGCATCAATGATTCCAACCACCTACGAAAGAGTATCAACCATGGGAACCGCAACTCTTTGGAAGATGTTGATGCTTGCTTGGAGTTACAAACACAATTTAGCAATACCCGCCAAACAAAGTAAAACTGACTTTGTGGGTGGATTGTCTCGACTACTTAAGGTGGGTTATTCCAAAGATGTACTCAAACTTGACTTCTCGTCCCTGTACCCTTCAATTCAATTGGTACATGACGTGTTCCCCCAATGTGACGTGACAGGTGCAATGAAGGGAATGTTGAAGTACTTCCGTGATACTCGTATTTTGTACAAAGAACTTGCAGAAAAATATTACGAGAGTGACCCCAAACGAGCGGCGTCCTATAACAACAAACAACTTCCGATTAAAATCTTCATCAACTCGATGTTCGGTGCCTTGTCTGCACCACAGGTTTATGCTTGGGGGGACATGTATATGGGTGAACAGATTACCTGTACAGGTCGTCAATATCTTCGTCAGATGATTAAGTTCTTTATGGCACGTGGATACACTCCTCTTGTGATGGACACGGATGGTGTGAACTTCTCACTTCCTGAAGGTGCAACCGAAAGGAAGTACGTAGGACGAGGATTGAATTGGAAAGTTAAGAAAGATAAAGTTTATGAAGGTGCCGAGGCAGATGTTGCTGAATACAACGATATATTCATGAGGGGTGAGATGGCTTTGGACACCGATGGGGTTTGGCCGTCCTGTATCAACCTTGCTCGTAAGAACTATGCGGTTATGGATTACAAAGGGAAGATTAAACTTACAGGTAACTCCATTAAATCAAAAAAACTACCAGGTTACATTGAGAAATTCTTGGATAAAGGAATTAAGATGTTACTCGAGGGTAAGGGTAAAGAATTTGTTGATTACTACTACGAGTACTTAGAAAAGATTTACAACCATCAAATTCCACTTGCTCAGATTGCTCAAAAAGCAAAAGTTAAGCAAACCATTGATGATTACAAGAAACGTTGTACACAGACCACCAAAGCGGGTTCCTTGATGTCTCGTCAAGCTCATATGGAACTTGCGATTCACCATAAGATGAACTTGAACTTGGGGGACGTAATTATGTACGTCAACAACGGTGAGAAAGCGTCTCACGGTGATGTACAAAAAGTTCCTGCTAAGAAGTACTCCGAATTACAAAAGAAGAGACACTTTGATAAGACGGGTGAGGTTCTTCAAGATGTTGACTCATACATTAAGTTGAATTGTTACATTTTGGAACCTGATGAGTTGGAGGCAAATCCTGACATGACGGGTGATTACAATGTTGCACGGGCAGTTACTACTTTCAACAAACGTATTGAACCACTAATGGTTTGTTTCAAAGACGATGTCAGAAATGGTATGTTAGTCAATAATCCTGAAGACATGGGTATCTTTACCGCCACTCAGTGTGAGTTAATTAACGGATACCCTATGGGACCTGGTGACCAAGATGAGTTGGATGAAGTAATGACAATGTCTGAGGGTGAAGTAAAATATTGGGAAAAAAGAGGTCTTTCATCAAATTATATGTACGATTTGGCAGAAGAGGGATGGGAGCAGTATATTTACCAATATGAAACTGAAACACATAGTTGACCTCAAAGTCAATGACCCTGAAGCCAATTTTTGGTTAATTCGTAAAGGAAGTGCCAACAAAGTTGGACGACCAACTCGTGAGTTTTCACCTGAACATATTGGAGTGACGATTACTCGTCCTGATTTGGTAGTACCAGATTATTTGTTTTACGTATTCGAGCACTTGGCAAACCAAGGGGTGTTTGTTTCCATGGCACGTGGTACCACAAACTTACAAAGTATCAGTGTTAAGGAGCTGAAGAATATTCCTCTTAGGACTGCTTAAGTCCGTCAGAGGAGATGATGTACCAAGTTCCGGCACAGAACCGGAATTCTACACACGCACCTTTGTCGATTACAATTTCGTCATACTCTTCATCGATTTTTCCCACATCGGGAATAATCAAAACTTTCGTCATGGCTTTGATTACAGTGTGGTCAGTGGAAATACTGTCCAATCTAACTTTGGAACTATCAATTCCTCTGATTACAACACAGGCTTCTCCATGTGTTTCATAAAATGGTTCCGATACAACAGCAACTTCTGAAGTGTGAATTACTTTGTTGTTGAAAATTCTTTGAGAGGGGACACTCTTAATAACAGCCATAAAATTATATTACGTAAATCTGTCTTGGCATTGCTCTGTACTTCATTTGTTTGTTGAGGTTTTCAGCAATTTCCGCTTCCTTCTTCATTTGATTTTCAGGACGGAGTCTTTCAAGACGTAATTTTAGTTCTTCTTCTAACTTACTCTTTTCATCTTTTGCCTCAGTTTGAAGTACCTGATAATCCATGATAATTTCACTGTCAGGTGTTTTCAAGTTTCCACTGTATTTTCCACGAACACGAGCTAAAGTTTCTTTGGCGTAAGCCGTGAACCAGCGTCTAACCCATTGTTGACCAGGAACATTCAAATCTTCCCAAGAAAGTTGTTCAAGTGGAACATCTGAAGGTAACTTAATAATGTCAGGATTGTCTTTTAGACATTGTGCTCTACTGTCTCCATCGACTTCGTAGTAGAAATACCATACAGCCTTTCCTGTATATTCAGAGTAGTTACTCCATGAGAAGTTACTACCTGGGGCATTGTAGAGGGTAATCAACCTTTTACCATCAGGGAGACCTGTGATTTTGTAGGTTAACTCACCTCCTAAGATTCTGTTAAGGATGTTCGCTTCTTGATATCTTAAAAGATAATCGAATCCACTCAACATAAAGTAAGAACCGGCAGTTCCAATTTGTGCGTACCCTGCTTGGTTAGCTCCCAATCCAACACCACCAAAACCATAGTCTGTGGTTCCCCACAATGCCAAGTTTTGAAAAGGTTGGTTTGAGAACCAAAGAAGTTCGTTAACTTCTCTACCCGCCGGAATTTCATAAGATTGAGTACCGGCACTTAAAACGAAATAATCTTGTTTCAATACCCACGGTCCTACAGTTTGTAGACCAACAATCTTTGAATATGCATAGGTGAATTGGTCTTCAAAATTGAGTGTTCTTGTAATCAGGGCATTTGCAACTGATTTTTCACTCATGTTGAGGTTCACAAGGTTTGTCCATTGTGATTCAATTAACCAATCGAGAACGTATTGTTCGTAATCTTCGATGGAAAGTTCCATCAAGGAATCCAACATTTCATCCTCTAATTCAACGCTACGTAAAGGGGCACCAAGTTGGTGCTTAAGACGAGTATAAATTCTACTTCTTTCGGGTTCTGGAATTACTGCCATACATATAAATAGTCGGTACTATCTTAAGTTGTACAGAAGGTCATTTTTGTCAAAAACATATTCACCAAGAACAATTTCAGGATTGTTTTTGAATATAACAACCCGACCACCTTTTACAAAAACCATCCAATCGACCTTGTAAATGTCGATTTCACCAGGTTTGGTTACCACAATTTTGTCACCTTCCTCTTTGAGTTCATCAAACCCTTTTACTTGAGCGGTGAGGTTTTGCCCTTGGAAGTGAATTTTTAAGTCAATTTTTTGAACGGCATCGATTTCTTTACCAGCTCCTGCGGTTCCGATAACTGCAACGCCAGGTAGGTTCTTAATAATCTTTTCCTTAGCGGTAGATTCCCTACGAGTTCCAATTTTATCTTTTTCAGCCAAAGTTGACATAATATTTTTGAATGTTGAACTCTTTGGGTCAAAAATACGACCTGAGTATTTTTCGATGAAACGACACATGCGTTTCATTTCAGTAATTTGTTCGGAAGGTGTCTTGTCGTTGAAATCAATCAAAGGTTCTCCCATATTTCCCAAAACCATGTTAAGGTCACGAACCATAATACAGAATACCGAGTAGTTAGTATTCATGTAGTTGATAATTGAACGACCCTCTTTTTCCAAATTGTAGACACCGGGGATTTCTCCGTTGTCTCGTTGGTGGTAATACTTGTCGGCAAATTCTTTTTGGTGAACTTTGATAATGGTATTCTTGTAGTTGTTTCTTGCCGTCTTGTTGACGTTGAACAACATACGGTAGAATTCTACCTGTTCACGAGTACACGGGTTGGATTTACCTTCCATGAGTAACTGTCCCATTTGTTTGGTTTCTAATAGTTGTGTTTCAGTTTTCATTTTGTATAACCCTTCAACAAAATCCCAATTGACGACAGTCCAAAAGTTTTTAATGTACTCGTCTCTTTTGTTTTTGTATTTGAGGTAATACGCATGTTCCCACAAATCTAAGCCTAAAAGTGGATATCCGCCGCCTTCTATTACATTCATTAGTGGATTATCTTGGTTTGGGGTAGACATAATCTTTAATGTGTCTTTGTTGGTAAGAACCAACCACACCCAACCTGAACCGAATCTTTCCTTAGCAATCTTCTCAAATTCTTGTTTGAACTTAATGAAGTTACCAAAATCTTTTCTGATTTTTCTATTCATTTCCTTTCCGACTCTTTTCGGGGTTGGGGATAACATGTTCCAAAAAAGTGCGTGATTGAAAGCACCACCTGCGTTGTCTCTTACGGCTTTAGGATACTTGGAAATACTTTTGATAATTTTTTCCAAGTCATCGCTTCCTTTTCTTTTTGATAAAAGTCCGTTGAGTTTATCAACGTAACCTTTGTAATGTTTATTGTAGTGAACGTTCATTGTCTCTGGGTCAATGAATCGTTTCAAGGCTGAATAGGCATACGGGAGTTTTTCTATCCCGATTTTTTTCATTTCTTTGATAAGAACTTTTACCTCTTCTTTTTTCTGTTCGTGGATAATTCTCTTTTCGAGTTTTTCCACGGATTCTTGTAGATGTTCCATGTTAGAAGATTTTTCTATAAATAACAGGAAACTTGAGTTTATCTCCTTTGGTTGATGCTCTTTAAGATTTCTTCTACAACATTTGTTTCGTCTTGAATGTCACCCATGACAGTTCCGATGATTCTCTTTTTTGCGTTGAGAATGTCGTAAATGATTCCCTCGATGGTGTTATCGAAGATAGGGTAATAAACCAAAACATTGTTTTTTTGTCCATATCGGTAGGCTCGGTCTTCACTTTGACTATGGTCAGATGGAAGAAACGAAAGGTCATTCATAATAACGGCTTCGGCTGCGGTTAGGGTAATACCCACACCAGCGGCTTTGATATTTCCAACAAACACTTTTACTTTTTCGTCTTCTTGAAACCTGTCTACAGATTCTTGTCTTTGATTTTTAGACATAGAACCATCAAGTCTCACAGCAGATTTTCCAAAGTGTTCACAAATGGATTCCAAAGATTTCGTAAAGTTACAAAAGATTATAACTTTTTTTCCTTGTTCTATAATGTTTTCCGCAAGTTCAATGGTGTGTTGAGTTTTTTCATTCGCAATTACCTGTCGAACTTCCGTGAGTTTAGTAAATTGAATAGATAGGTTCTTACTTTCATCAGGATTTTTGTCGTACCAATTGTAGTAATCCCCCATCACTTCTTCGTACATTTTTGACCTAAGTCTCAAATATACAGGGGTAATAATTTTTTCGGGTAGGTCTAACACATCTTCTTTCAGTCTACGTAAAACTGTGGAAGAGGTTCGGTCACGAAGTTCCTCCAAGTTGGATGCCCCCATGACATTCCAAACTTTTCTTATCCCCACTTTGAACTGGTAACCTGAACAATATCTAATCACATAAGCCATCCAATTTTTCGCCACAGGTGAATCCACCAAACTCAAAAGATTAAAATAATTTATGGGACGTGATGTCATGGGGGTACCGGTCAACAACCACAATCTTTCCACATCTTTAACCAAATCGTTGATTAGTTTGGTTCTTTGGGCTTGTACATTTTGGATGTAGTGTGCCTCGTCGATAATTACCAAATCAAATTTAGATTGTAGAATGATTGAATCTTTTCTTTTTGGTATCGTGAAAGTTTTTGATAATGTCGTAATTCATTATCACAATCTCAGCTTCGGGAGAATAGTTTTTACCCTCACAAACATAAGACGACTTTTTTGAATACAATTCATATTCCCTTTGCCAGTTTATCTTCAGGGTTGCGGGACATATGATAAGAATTTTCTTGGCTCCTGTTTCCAAAGAAGCAATGATGGTTGAAGTTGTTTTCCCCAATCCCATATCGTCAGCCAAGATGTATTTTTTATTTTCGAGGAGTTTCTCAATTGCGGTCTTTTGGTGTTCAAGTGGAGGACGGTGACCGTATTTCTCGTAGTTGATTTCTCCAATCTCGACTTTGTTGTCTTTAATAAGTGATACCTTAGGAACCCAAATGTCAGACAAAGCATCACCCTCGAAGAATTTTCCCCAAATGTGGTACGCCTTATCTTTCTCCGCCAACAACTTTTCAATCCAAATTTTCTCGGGGACATTGATTAAGAATTTGTCGTTAGCAATTTTGTTGGAGAAGTATGCATCCAACATAACCCACTTCTTGGCAACCTTGGGGGTATTGTCTTTGTTGGTGACAATATACTCAGCTTGACTACGGGTGGGATAAAACTTTTTATTATTCTGAAGTTTATCTTTTAAACCCAAAATATAATTGTTTGCCCCCTCGTATGTTTCAAGAATTGAAATGGCTTTGGATTCTATGGTGAGGTCTATTCCCATTATTTTACATCTATAGATTGCCCTGTACTTGCCCAATAATTACTATCTCCGTAGTATACGGTAATCTCTTCCCCAACTTCAATGTCTCGAAGAGCATAGAAATTAAAACTTTCTTGTCCCTCTGTGTTGTCCCATTCGGCACTTGGATTCTCTGAGTGATTATAGTAAGAAGAATATCCGAGACCAATAACAAAGTATTGGTTATGACCTCCACGTGGATAGAAAAACCTATAATGAGACATTACATTGGAGTCTAATTTTAGGACAGGAGCAACCTCAAAAATTTCTCCTTTTAAAATTTTTTGTGTGGCAAACACACCCAACCCGTGAATAACACTGTCGGCGACTTTAATTTTATGTGGAGGATTAATGACCATTTTACTGATAATAATAACAATTCTACAGGTATTTATCAATATATCGGTTATGGCAAATAAATTAGTACCAATTACTCGACTTGGCAAATTCTTCGGTGGTGAAGATTATGCGTTGGATGTTTCGATGGGTTCAGAATGGTTGGAGGGTGATATGAACTTCACCGTCATTCTATATCGTATCGATAGATACAAGACAAGAATTGATGATGTTTATGGTGAATCACCTGAGGGTGGTATTCAATTCTTGGCTCCTGTGGAATTGAAAGGATATGTTCAAATTTTAGCCCCAACTGGTATGAGACTCGGTAATTCTCGTATTGAACAAGACGAACCAGGTAATATGAGATTTTCTATTTATCAATCTTACCTCGATGAATTGGGGGTTGATATTGCTTATGGTGATTACTTGGGTTATTATGAAACTGAAAGTAAGGTCCGTTACTATTCTGTTGCCGATGACGGAAGGGTTGTGTCAGACAACCGACATACTTACGGAGGATATAAACCATTTTACAGGACTATTGTCGCAACTCCTGCGAGTCAAAATGAATTTTACGGAACCTAATGCCATATCCAAAACAAATAAAACCTACAATTGATTTAGTTCCGCCGAAAACTCTTTCGGCTCGGAGAGAACAACTATTGGAGTTTATCAACAAAGACGGGACGTATCTTCCGAAATCTGTATTACATGCCGATTTGGATTTGGGTATGTTGGAGTTTGTAAAAAATTCACTTAAAACCACCGTATCAGGTAAGGATATTAGTGTTATTAATAAAATTATTACCAATCAAAGGTGGTCTCAATTCACGGAAACATGGGATTTTGTTGACAATGACTTCAACGTACAACTTCCATTTATAACTGTTGTTCGAAAACCTGAAGTTAAATATGGTACCAATCCGTCACTTCAATATACAATACCAGTTAGAAAACAATTCTACTACGCCACAGTTCCAACTTGGAATGGAAATCAGAAGGGATATGATGTTTACACAATTCCTCAACCAGTACCTGTGGATATTGATTATAGTGTCAAAATTTTGTGTAACAGAATGAGGGAGTTAAATACCTTTAACAAAAATGTACTTCAAACTTTTTCTTCACGTCAGGCATATACATTTATCAAAGGTCAGTATGTTCCGATTGTTATGAACAACGTATCTGACGAGTCAGTTATCGATGTGGACAAAAGAAATTACTACATTCAAAGTTACGACTTCACTATGTTGGGTTACCTCATTGATGAAGAGGAGTTCCAAGTAAAACCTGCCGTTGCAAGAGTTCTTCAAGTTTATGAAGTAGATACTCAAGTTCCCGTTGGAAAACGCAATCAAATTACTCCACCAAATCCCGATGAGTTTGAGTATCCATTTTTTTATACATCAGGAAATACAACTCTCACCGACTTTCCCGTAGACTATAGAATTGATGTGAAGTTTATTGAATCAACTAATGTAGATTCTTACGATATTTACATCAACGATGACTTTTATGGGTCAGATATTTTTGACATTCAATTGAACCAAGGAGATAAGTTTCAGGTGGTTGTTACCAAAGAAACTGTGGGAGAAGAAGCAAATATTTTGTTCTCGGCTAAATTAGTTTAGTCCTCTCCGTAAATATCTTTTTTGTCCCCACACCTTTCGTAAATAAGGTTTTCTAAAAACCTATACATTTTTACTCCATGTTTATCACAATAGTTTTTCAAGACTGAGTGAGCTTGTTTTGATATTTTAAGGTTCTTAATATCCTGAGAAGGAGTTTTCATAAAGGTAGAAAAAAGGCAGAATAAAATCTTACTGCTTATCAATACATATCCAAAAGTCAAGTTTTTTACTTTTTACTTGAATATTTATGTATAAAATAAATCCGAATAAGAAAAATTAAAATATGTTTTTTCAAGTAACAACACAAGCTAATCAGAAGGTTTTTGTATCACCTGGTGTCTATACATCCGAAACTGATTTGTCATTTGTAGCACAAAGCGTTGGTGTAACGACTTTGGGTTTGGTTGGTGAAACTCTATACGGTCCGGCTTTCGAACCTATATTCATAACAAACTACGATGAATTTCAGAACTTTTTTGGTGGTGTCAGCCCTGAAAAATTTGTAGGAACTCAGATTCCTAAATACGAAGCGGCTTACATTGCAAAAGCCTACCTTCAACAATCAAATCAGTTGTTTGTGACTAGAGTCTTGGGTCTTTCAGGTTATGACGCTGGACCCTCGTGGAGTATAACCGCAATTGCTAACGTAGATGGTGAAACCGTGGGTATTGATGCTGGTGTTGCTCAAGTATTTTGGTCGGCTACATTTACAGGTTCTTTAACAGGGTCCTCTGTGACTTTTACTTCAGCACTTCCACCTATCATCTCAAACTCACTAAACACTCAGTATACCCTTTATGATGGTTCAACATCTTCTTATTCGAGAGATATTCAAGCTTTCATGAACTCTATTTCGGGTAACACTTCGTTATCTGCGACAACCGCTCAATTCTACGGAATGCCCACGCAGGTTGGATATGACCAATTCAATGCACAATTCTCTGTGTTGAGTAACAATTTTGGGGTTGATAGTCTTGACCCTTTAGCAAACGATTTGACTGACAGTGTAAATGACCCTTGGTATTACGCTAATTTTAATGTTACTGGTAGTTCATGTGATTATTCGGGTTATGCTTGGAATTACGTTGTTACAAATTATGCAACAGGTGCAACAAACACTTTCTCAGGAACTTTATCAGGAAACGTATATTTCTACAGTGGTGAGTCGTTCACTGAGTATTGTAATTTGGTTGTCGGTACTTTACGTTCAAGAGGGGTTTCGGAATATACCGCAACTGACCATGGTCCACTTTATCAAGTAACAGGTCTCACTGATTTACAAATTGTATGTACAGGACCTTACTCAGGTATTAGTCAGAATCCATTTGCGACATTCCAAGTAAGTGGTGTTACCAAAACAGGAACTGACTTTGATTTTGATGTTTCATTTGGAGCAAGTAATGCTAATTACATAACAAAGGTTCTCGGAATAACTAATTTTGGTAAGTCTCAGTTTGAAGTACCGGTTTATGTTGAGGAATCTTATCCAGGTCTTTTAACTTACGGATACAACAAGGGGTATGTAAGAGGTTTGAATTGTGATTTCATTGCACTTCCCGAAGCTCGTGATATTACTTCAACAACGTCAATTGCGTGGAATCTACAGCAATACCAAAGTCCAAGAACTCCGTATGTGGTTTCTGAACTTCGTGGTAATAAGGTTTATAAACTTTTCAGATTTGTTTCAATCTCTGATGGAGATTTAGCGAACACTCAAATCAAAATTTCTATTGCTAACGTATCTTTTAGTAACATGACCTTTGATGTACAGGTACGAGATTTCTTTGATACGGATGCTAATCCAATCGTTCTTGAAAAATACACCAATTGTACTTTAGACCCATCTACTAATAGTTTTGTAGGTAAAAAGATTGGTTCATTCGATGGGGAATACCCATTGAACTCGGCATATGTCATGGTTGAGATGGCAGATGAAGCTCCGTTTGATGCACTTCCTTGTGGTTTTTATGGTCTTGATGAGAGGATTTATGAATCACCAACCAATCCTTCACCATTCCCTATTATCAAGAATAGATATTTTTACCCTGGGGAAACTCTTTTTGACCCACCTTTTGGAACAACCGCTGGTGGTTCTAACGTCGTGACGGCTTCCGGTGATAATGTTAGAAGAAGTTACTTGGGAATTTCATCATTCTTTGGTATCGATTCTGACCTTCTTCAATACAAGGGAAGAAAGAATCCAACAATCAATTGGTATGATGCAACAGATTCCGAACCATGGAACTACCAAACACAAGGTTTCCACTTTGACTCAGGAGCAACAGTCGTAACTATCGGTAATGCTTTTGTCACTAGTGGAACACCAGCGTTCGTTTGTGGTATTGCGGATTTCAGAGCAGAACCAACAACTCAAGCTAACCCATACTACTTCTTATATTCTCGTAAATTCACGTTCATGTTCCAAGGAGGATTTGACGGTTGGGACATATATCGTGAGTTCAGAACAAATACTGATAGGTTCCAACTTGGAGCTTCAGGTTACTTACAAGGAGCATATGTCTCTCAGAGATACCCAACAGCATCGGGTGATGGTACCTTCAAGAGAATTGTGGTTGCTGACAATACTCAGGACTTTGCAAACACTGACTACTACGCATATCTTCTTGGTATCTTGTCATTCAACAATCCTGAATCAACTAACATCAACGTTTTCGCAACAGGAAGTATTGACTACATCAATAATAACAATCTTTGTGAGGCGGCAATTGACATGGTAACAAATCAGAGAGCTGACTCGGTCTACATCGTAACAACTCCTGATTACAACATGTACACTCCTGATGGTGGTTCTCAATACGAAATTATTTATCCTCAAGAAGCGGTGGATAATCTTGATGGAACTGCAATCGATTCTTCTTACACAGCTACTTACTATCCTTGGATTCTTGAAAGAGATACTGTGAATAATACACAACTCTACCTCCCACCAACCGGTCAGGTTTGTAGAAACTTAGCTCTCACCGACAACATTTCTTTCCCATGGTTCGCATCAGCGGGTTACACAAGAGGTCTTGTTAATTCGGTAAAGGCGAGATTGAGACTTACTCAGGAAGACAGAGACATCCTTTACCAAGGAAGAATTAACCCAATTGCGACCTTCTCAGACGTGGGTACGGTGATTTGGGGTAACAAAACTCTCCAAGTTAGAGACACGGCTCTTAACAGATTGAACGTAAGAAGATTGTTGTTACAAGCTCGTAAGTTGATTTCAGCGGTAGCGGTAAGATTGTTGTTCGAACAGAACGATGAAATCGTAAGACAACAGTTCTTGGATTCGGTGAACCCAATCTTAGACTCAATCAGAAGAGACAGAGGTCTTTACGACTTCCGTGTAACTGTAAGTTCTACTCCAGAAGATTTGGATAGAAATACATTAACAGGTAAAATCTACTTGAAACCAACGAAAGCTCTCGAATTCATCGACATCGAATTCTTGATTACTCCAACAGGAGCATCGTTTGAGAATATTTAATATCTTTGTGAAGGGGGGAACTAATCCCCCCTTTTTAGCCAAATACTGATGAAAAAACTTTTATCCGAAAAAATAACCGAAGCGGGTCCCGATTTAAAATACTACGCATTTGATTGGGATGACAACATCGTCCACATGCCAACAAAGATTGTTGTGTTAGACGAGGATGGTGACGAGGTTATGATGTCAACTTCGGACTTTGCAGACTACAGAGAAAAAATCGGAAAAGAATCTTTTCCTTACAAAGGCTCAACCGTTGTTGGTTTTGCGGAAGACCCCTTTAGATATTTTAGTGTCAAGGGAGATGCTCAGTTTATGGATGACGCTTTAGAGGCTCAGACCGGACCAGCGTGGGATGATTTCCGTGAAGCAATTAACAATGGGTCTATTTTTGCGATAATCACCGCGAGAGGTCATCACCCAAACACTCTCAAAGAGGCAATTTACAATTACATCCAAAACAATTTTGGGGGAATCAACCGTGAGGTGTTAATTAAAAACCTCAAAAAATATCGTGATTTTGTGGGTGAGGAAGATATGTCAGACGAGGAACTTATCCGTTCTTATTTAGAACTTAATCGTTATAACCCTGTAAGTTTCGGACAAGAAAAGTCGGCGGCAAGTCCCGAAGAGTTAAAAGTCCAAGCGATGGAAGATTTCGTACGTTATGTTAAATCAATGGCGGCACTTCTACAAAAGAGAGCCTTTCTTAAAAAAGACATTGCTAATAATTTTATACCATCTATAGGCTTTTCAGATGATGATGAAAGGAATGTAGAAGCAATGAAAAAATATTTTAAAGGAATAAAAGAACCAATTAAAACATATACCACTAAAGGAGGAACTAAAAAAGAATACTAGTACTGGATTTAGTAGAAGAGTAATTTTCCGGTTTGAGAAGTCAATAGAAAAATTTACTAACAAGGTATATTTATAAACAAAGATAAAACGTCTAAAGAAAAAGAAACACCATGGCAGATTTATTAATGAAAATGCCCATTCCCTACGAACCGAAACGTCAGAATCGTTTCATTCTTAGGTTTCCCTCAACTTTGGGGATTAACGAATGGTTTGTAGAATCAACCGCCAGACCGCACATTACAATCGGTGCAACTGAAATCCAATTTTTGAACACCTCTACGTTTGTGGCGGGTAGATTTAACTGGCAAACAATTCCAGTTGTATTCCGAGACCCAATCGGTCCATCAGCAGCTCAAGCTCTTATGGAGTGGGTTCGTTTACACGCAGAATCTGTAACAGGTCGTATGGGTTACGCTGCGGGTTACAAAAAAGACATCGACCTCGAGATGTTAGACCCAACAGGTGTTGTAGTAGAAAAATGGATTCTTTATGGCACATTCTTAACTGACGTTAACTTTAATTCATTGTCTTACTCACAAGACGGACTGGCTACAATCAGTGCGACTTTGAGAATGGACCGTTGTGTATTGATTTACTAATTTTTCATTTACAATAATTCATATCAAATTATTTTTAACCGTAGAGCGAAACTCTACGGTTTTTTTATATGGCAACAGAAGCACAAGAATACGGACAAATGAATTTTGACTTACCACACGACGTGGTAGGTCTACCATCACAAGGATGGTTTTATAAAGGAAGGAAGTCGTCAATCAAGGTTGGATACCTTACGGCGGCTGATGAAAACATCATTATGGCGGGTGGAACCGATATGGTACTCAACCTTCTCAGAAACAAAATCTATGAACCTGGTATGAAGGTCGAGGAATTATTGGAGGGAGATATTGAAGCAATTTTGATTTTCTTAAGAAACACCGCATTTGGTCCTGAAGTTGAACTTAAACTTACAGACCCCAAAACCCAAAAACAATTTAACTCCAACGTAAGATTGGATGAATTGACAATTATTAATGGTGAACAACCTGGTGAAGATGGATTCTTCGAGACGATGTTACCTGTCTCAGGTGCCAACGTGAAACTCAAACCACTTACATATGGTGAAGTTAATGAGATTCAAAAACAAGTGGATACCTACCCCCAAGGTAGAGTGGCTCCGAGAAGAACGTGGAGACTACAAAAAGAAATTGTTGCGGTTGATGGGAACACAGATAAGGGAATGATTTCTCGTTTTATCGAGACAATGATGATTGCCGATTCCAAACACATAAAAAAATTCATGGACAAAAACGAACCCCGTTTGGATATGTCCCGCATCATTATGACCCCGTCTGGAGAAAGACTCACCGTGAATGTGGGTTTTGGGGTCGAATTTTTTCGCCCTTTCTTCTGAGTATAGACAAACTCAATTGTCGGAATTTTATTATTTGGCTTCGGTCCTACATATATCGTGGACTGATTTTCTTAAAATGCCCGTTTTTACAAGGAAGTTTTTATTAGATAAGTGGATTGAAGATAATAAAAAATAAAAAAAATCTCACAAAATCTATTTATTAGAAAACGCTCCCTATGGAAGAAGATGATAAGAAAAGTCTGAACGATGGTTTGAAAGAATCCGTCAATCTTCTTGGTAATATTGGTAGAATTCAAGATGGTATTGTTGCCATCAACTCCGGTTTCGGAGAGAGTAGACAACGATTCCTTGAATTCAACAATGTATTAGCCGATAGCGCGGGTGAAATCAAAAGACTTGGGGGTAACATTACTGATGTTGCAACTACGGTTACAGAAATCGCTCAAGGGGCTCGAAGAAACGTAGTTGCTACAACTGATGTTGTTACCGACCTTTTTGCGGTATCTCAATTCTTAGGTAAGGAAACATCAGGAATTGTCGATAGTTTCGCCGCAGCGGGAATTGAAATGACCACAATTGGGGATACTATTCTTGAGAGTGTTCAATATGTTCAAAGTGTTGGACTCAACGCCAAGACCATTATGGGTACTGTGGTAGAACAAACCGACTTACTTAACAGATTCAATTTTGATGGAGGGGTACAAGGATTTACTCGTATGGCAGCTCAGGCATCTATGGTTCGTTTGGATATGGGTAAGACGGCGGCTTTTGCTGACAAGGTTATGAATCCACAAGGGGCTTTGGAAACCGCTCAGGCGTTCCAAAGATTGGGGGTTGCTGCTGGTACTTTAATTGACCCATTTGCTTTGATGGACGCATCAATCAACGACCCTGAAGGTTTACAAGATAGTTTGGTTGAAATGTCACGTCAGTTTACCCAATTCAATGAAGAGACAGGAAGGTTTGAAATTAATCCTGGCGGAGTCAGGTTGATGTATGACCTCGCTGAAGCTGCGGGTATGACTTACAAGGAGTTCAGTCAGGTTGCCTTGTCAAGTGCCGATTTAGATAGAAGATTATCACAAATAAGTTTCAACATTGACGCCCCTGAAGAGGACAAACTTTTAATTGCCAATATGGCTAAGATGGGTGAAGGTGGTCGTTACTTTGTTGAGATAGAGGATGTGGGTAAAGTTGACTTGGCGAACATCACTGAGGAACAAATGGGGATGCTCAGAAAACAATATGAGGATACTCCAAAGACTATGGAAGACATTCTCAGAAGTCAAAAGGGCACTTTTGAACTCATGAGGTTGGATATTCAAGCCCTACCATATCAGATTGGTTATGCTATTGCCGGTCAGACTGGATTGGCGAGAGGTCTCGAATCGGTGAGAGATGTTGCAGGGGCTGGAGCTGATAGTATTTTTAGGGCGGCTCCATCGGGAGAAGAACTCAGAAGAAGCGTTGAAGGTTTGGGGGATGAATTCAAGGATGCTGTTGGTAAAATCATGTCAGATAACACCGAAGCCAACAGACAAAATCTTTTAGATATGTTGACCACCAACGCCGATTTGATAAAAGATAGTTCGTTGAATACTGCCTTGGAAGCTTTGAATAATTTCAAGAATCAGGAACAGTTGGAATCCAATCCTATCTATAAAGCCGCAATGTCATTGGTTAACAAAATAGATACCTCAAGTATCGATAGTCTAAAAACCACTGAAAAAGGGGGTGTGGACAAGACAAGTACTACAAATGTAAACTTTGATGGAGAAATTGATATAAACATTAATGTTCCACCTGGTGTGGATGCCCGTGAACTCACACGTTATATTAATACACCTGAGTTCAAGGAAGGATTTTATAACATGATGAAGGAACAGATGGATAAAGCCATTGTTCCTCTCCCCAAAAAAGGGGAGTAATTCCTATTTATTAGAAAAGTATACTGAATGCCGAGTCCATTAGATTTTCCTAGTTCAGAAGTTTTTAGAAAAAAACTTATTGTTAGGAACTTGGTGCCTTATAAAAAGTCACCGAGCTCAATCAGTCCGCCAATTAACTACGAAACAATTCAGAGAGATTTATCACCAACCGATAGTGATGATACCTTAATTGACAACCCAATTTTTGCCAACAAGCTATATCCCCTCAACCAATACGGGGCTGACGGAGGATATGTTCAAGTAAGAGACCCAGGGACACTACAGAACACGAACTCCAACGAGGGGGAGTATGGGTACCAAGACGCAAATATATTGGACGAGGCGGCAGTTGCAGCATTACAGGGAATAGGGACATTGTCACCGGCATGGAAACCTTTGAATGCTTATGCCAACACAACACAACTATATGACGCAGGTGAATTTATTGGACAATTAGAAATACTACGTACCAACAACGGAAGAGGTACAGATGCCCAACCATATCCCAATTTCAACCCATCCACCTATCGTGCGGTAAGTTTGGTATTAAATCCTGACCCAACAGGTTCCAATGGACCTTTGTCCTCGGATTCTTACTTAGCCAAACTTGGTGCGACATTTTACAGAAAATCTTTCGAATATAACGTTGCTCGTCAGATAACCCAAGAGACTCGTGGTAGAGCCAACTTCCTTAATGTAAATGGTGGGGAAGATATCTTTAATCTTATAACGGGAAGAGTTCCGTTGTTGGAACCAAACTACAGTATTACAACCCCCTCGACAATTGTAGGTGCTGCGGCATCGGCTCTTAACAGATTGTCAGGAACCTACGCACCATTCTCAACAATTCCTGGTTCATACTTTGACCCTTCAATCAATAGTAGAACTCCAACAACCACCCAACAATTAGCCGCGGCATTTGGGGTTCAAAACTTGTTTGCGGGAATCGGAAGATTCTTTGCGGGTATTGGGGGACAACCAAGAACGGGTTCACAATTATTTTTAGCCAACACAGGTGCCGGACAAAAGTCGGCACTTTTTAACAACCTTGATTATAACGTATTCAAACCTGGTTACGATAGAGGAATCTTAGACAGGGTTGCAGGGGCTTTAGTTGGAACCTTTTCTAATAACAGTGATTATTATGTTGGTTCTGTTAAGTCTGAGCCAAGTCAGATTTTTTCTCCTGTAGGTGATTTACCTGTTGACCGATTCGGTAGAGAAATTCAATCACCGGTTTATGGTCCATCCGAGTTAGCCCAACTATACGAAGGACCTGGTAGAGCTCTTAGATTGGGTGCTAACGGACCAACCTATAGTAGTGGTGGTGGTATTGAAGGTGGATTTACTTGGGTCTCACCTAAGTTCAAAGGAAATGCTGGTAAGTATGTGGGACCTGGGGGTAATGTTATTGCTGATGACCCCGATTTTGCCCCTTCAGGTTATGGACCAACTGAATCAACAAACTACGACTTCCGTCAGGGTTCAATACTAGATGAAACCCAACGTATAATTGATTCTCAACCAAGAAGTGGTGGTAGAAGACAACAACACGCGGGAAATGCCATTGACCAAGTTTCAAAAGTATTCAATGACGGATACAAAGAGATTACAAAAGGTTCCAAAGTAATTCGTTACATTGGACAACCTGGCGCTGAAGTGGGGGCTGAATACTGTAGAATTTTTACTAAAGATACTCCATACCTTCAGTACAACGACCTACAGAAACAAGATGGTATGACAACTCAAAACAGAAGATTTTCATACTCTGTTTTGGATAGTACCTACAATCTTAACATCTACCCAAACAAAAGAGAAGGTGGACAAGATTCAACAAACATTATTAACGGTGTTCCACCTGCAGGGGGGGATATTAATGGTTACGCCAAAAAGTATATGTTCTCACTTGAAAACTTGGCGTGGAGAACATCCAACAGACCGGGTTTATCTTATGGAGATTTAGCGGTTTGTGAGAGAGGACCGAATGGTGGAAGAATTATGTGGTTCCCACCGTATAACTTAAAATTCAACGAAAGTACCAGTGCTTCGTTCCAACAAACAGATTTTATTGGAAGACCTGAGCCAGTATTTACATACAAGAACTCGAACCGTTCAGGAAGTTTGAATTGGAGCATCGTTGTAGACCACCCTTCAATCATGAATATGATTGTTAATAGGGTTTTATCCAACGAAAACAACAAGAGTAGAATTGACTCAATTATTGAATCGTTCTTCGCTGGTTGTCGTAAGTATGACATTTATGAATTGGCGGCAAGATACTACACAATCAATCCTGAAGATTTATTTGAAATCCAACAAAGAATTCAAAACCAAGATATTACAACCGAAGAAATTCGTTACATCAAGAACACAATCCAAGTGGGCGATGCGTCTACATCGAATGGTGGAACTACAGGTGGGGGAAATACAAATACTTCTCCAGATACCTCACAAACAGGTAACCAAGATAATTTTGAGGAGTTGATTAATTTAGGTTTGTATTTTGACAATGACATCCCTTTACCGAATCAAGCGGTTCAAAACTACGAGAACTATTATACCACTTATGTTGGTTCTCAAAGTAAGCAAATTTACGCAGATACGAGTTTGGAACCTCAAAAAGTTTCGGTGTTTTTTACAAATATCGTAGAGGCTAACAAGGTCAAAATCGAACAAAAACTTTTATTGTTAAATGATAGATTAACACAAAACCCACAAGCCACAGCCGAATTGGTGTTGAGAGGGACCGCTTCGAGTCCGGCTTCGGCAGATTACAACCGAAGTTTGGGACAAAGACGTGTGGATGCTGCCGTACAATTTATCAGAACTATCGGAAACTTGGGAAGATTTATTGATGAAAAGAAATTGACAATAGTATCAACAGCTCCGGGGGAAGTTGCTTTTGTCGACCCTGATGGTGATGGGGCGACTTACGACAGACAATTCTGTTCAACTTCAGCCGATAGTAGTTCACGACCCGTAGCCGTTTATTCTGTGAATGCAATGGCGTGCAGAAGAACCGCGATAGAAAATATAACGGTTAAGATTCCACCACCACCAAAATTGCCGCCAACCATTGTTCCATCTTCGGCAAGATACAAAGAAGAGCTTACTTCTGTTGTTGACTCGAGAACTATAACTCAACAGGTGGTAACTCAAGAAACTGTGTTCAGAGACAATATTACCAAAAGAGTACTTAGAGGTTTGTTGTCAGAATGTGATTACTTCGAAGTTATTAAAGAAGAAACTCCTATGGTTTATGATAACCTTAAGGAGAAACTCAAATTTTTTCACCCTGCGTTTCACTCAATTACTCCTGAGGGACTGAACTCTCGTTTAACATTCCTTCAGCAATGTATGAGACCTGGTGACACCATACCAACAACAAAAGTAGATAAACAAGGGGTTAGTACTTTGGAGTACAACAATGCGGTTAATACTTCGTTTGGGGCACCTCCAGTGTTGGTACTTCGTGTTGGTGATTTCTATCACTCCAAAATCATCCCGACAAACTTAACTATTAACTACGAAGGTTTGGATTTAAATCCTGAGGGAATCGGGGTTCAACCAATGGTTGCCAACGTAACCTTATCCTTCAATTTTGTTGGAGGTCAAGGACTTCAAAATGCTGTCGATAAACTTCAAAACGCACTATCGTTCAACTTCTACGCTAATACCGAAGTTTATGACGACAGAGCAGATGCCACAGACACTAGTTATCAAGTTATTGACAAACAATTCTTGGATGACTTGGATATTACTATTCCACCACCAACAGTTCAAGAAGTTCAAACAACTCAAAGTTCATCGAATTTTGACACCATTGGAAACATTCTAACAACTGAAACAACATCTACAAGTCAGACAGGAACCACTGAGTATAAAACATTTATGAATCAATTCAAAACGACTACTCAGGGTTACTTTACTAATGTGGTAAGTAAGAACACTGATTTGACTCGTCAGTACAACAACGCGGTTAGACAGATATTCTCACTGAGTAGAAATTACATAAATGGTCCGGTATTAGCCAATTCTAATCAGATATCACGTATTTTTGGTAAACCTTCACAAATTGAATTTACGGTAAATCAAATCTTCTCAAACTACCTAAATGATATTCAGAGTGGTAGTGATGGATTCATTACCTTTATGAGTGGACAAAACTATAGTCCGAAAGTAATGAGATTGATAAAGAAAAACATGGAAGACTATGTCCAAAGTAAAAAGGGTTCATTTGCAAACTCAATTACCACAATTTTACAAGGACTCACTACGTCACAAGAAGGTTTGATTCAACAACTCACAAGGGCTAATACAGTACCATTTTTGGGTTCAGTACCTAATACAGGTACTGACGGATTCCAACAGGCTAACGGAAACATCATAATCTTTAATGTTGCGGGTACAACAGATGTTCACCCATCCTCAACTGCCGCCAACACTCTTTTGGAACTGAATGATGATATTGTAAAAATTGCCACAGACTTAAACGTATTTGACGAGGCTGTAACAACTAATTTTACCTTCACACAAAATGGTCTAAGTTATTCAGGTTTGTTGGTTCAAGAACCAACAACTAACGTGAATACTTTTATTGCGAATGTTTTTACCCCATTTACCTCAGAAAATATTACATTTACAAGACCAAATGATGGTGACCAATTCAGAAATAATATCTCTTTCTGGAATAACGTTGCAAACAAGAGACAATACTTTATTCTATCCAAGGAAGCTACAGACCAACCAACTTTTGAAACTTTCAAAACCGCGATTATTGGAAACATTAAAGACATCAAAGAAGGTAATACTGATTTGTCGGGACCGTTTGACGCTTATTGGACACAGATTGCAAGACCGATATTCAACAAAGAAAACGAGGTCACAAACGCATTCATCAACGGAATAAGTCAAGAAAAACTTAAAACCTTCTTGGTGTACACTCCATTCTCAAGTGAGAAGAAGAGAGTGTTTACTTATGAGAAAGATGCTTCACCTTCTAATATAAGGAAAATCCTTATCAAAAACTTGGGACTCAAGAACAATACCAATACGGACGTAACGACTTGGGCTTCAGAATCCGCTAACGTCATAACACCAAAGGTTCAATTGTTATAAGATGCCGTTTCAGTATTACAACAGATACAATCAATTCTTGGTTAATGGACAACAAACCGTTGTTCCATTTGTAAACATTGACCCAAAACCAACGGATAAAGTTTTTGTTTACAAAGTAGGAAGAAGTAGACTCGATAGAATATCACAAGAATATTATGGTTCTCCATTTTTCGGGTGGTTAATTCTACAAGCCAATCCACAATTCGGTGGACTTGAAAATAACATTTATGACGGAGCAATTTTGACAGTTCCGTTTCCTTTGGTGGCTTCTCTACAAGATTATAAAGCGTCAATAGAAAACTACTTCTATTATTATGGCAGGTAATGGATTCTCGGATAATTCAGGAAATATATTCGTTGAAGAGGCGTACAACAACATCATACTTGTAGACCCAAACAAAACTTCACGAACATCAACGAACGGTCAAAAAATCATTGAAGAACGTTTGGTTGACCATGAAAACTTGGTAATGTTTGCCAACTTGGAAGTTGACTTATTACCAAGAACAAAACTTGCAATTGGAGGTACACCTCAAGATAACATTCGTACCATTTCGATTGCGAAGATTAATTTTTTAAAACCGAATAATGACCAGTTTCTCAATAGCGGTTATTATGATGACTTGACTGGACTGGGTGCAATAAATGGTCAGGCAAGACTACAAAGAAACGAAACTGTAGTTTCCAACGCTGACGGAACAACTTTCTACAAACAATCTATAACAACTGACGAAAGGGGAATGACCATCGACCCTGGTCTATTAGGTATCACTAGTATAAATGTAAGGACTAGTTTAAACTTTATCCCGGAAGTCACAATCGAGCTTGAAGATGTTCAAGGTAGGGCTTTATTTGAACAGGGTGACCAATCACCTTATGCCGCGTTTTTCCAACTACCTTATCCGCAATTTTATTTGACTCTAAAGGGTTGGTACGGACAGGCGATTAGATATCAATTGAACTTACATAAGTTTAATGCTCGTTTTAATACCTTTAGTGGGAACTATCAAGTGACGTGTCAGTTTTTTGGTTACAAGTACAACATTTTGAATGAGATTACATTGGGACACCTTGCGGCGTTACCTAACATGTATACCTCAACTTTTAATATTAATCGTACTCCGATTGACTCCCAACAGAATGACACAACAACAAGAAGTCAATTAAATTCACAATTGGCGAATTCTGCAGATGCCAATAACTCGGAATATAGTATTAGTGAAACAGTTGTAAGTCAAAGAGGTTATCAAAAAATAAGGGAAGTTTATGGTGAGTATAAAAGCAAAGGTTTGATTCCTTTGGATTTTCCTGAACTCACTTTGCCTGAATTAGGTTATAGATTAAAAAATTTCCAAGAGAAAATTGTTGCGTCTTATACTAAAGTGGATTTACAACCACTCACTGACGCAGAAACATATAGGAAAACCCTAAAAGAATATTACAATAAAGTAAGAGGGGCTTCTGATTCTTGGTTCACAAAATACCTCAATGACAAACCCTATATTTTATCTAACACAGGGCAAGAGGTTTATGCATTTAAAACAGAGTTGGGTCCTGAAAGGAGAACACAGGCTCTGAGTGAATTAACGGCAATAACACAGACCTATAATTCTCGTTTAGCCGATAACCCGACATATGGAAAATCTGCGTCAAAGAATTTCAAAATTACTAACTCAATAAACAAAGATACTTTTTATATTCAGTTAGACCCTTCTTTGATTGATTGGGTACAAACAACAACTTTTCAAACAGGTATTGTTGGACCAACTCCACAACAGGTCGCGGACTTTTTAAAAGTCCAATATCAGAGATTGTTTTTTATTACTGTTGAAATTACACCTGATGGACTTAAAGAAGTAAAACAACCATTCTTTAGTTTTATTGGTCCTCAAAGGTTTGATAATATCATTCGTGCTATGGAGGGCGACTTGGATAATATTGTAAACCAAGAAGAAAATAGAATCACTGAAGAACTTTCGAACAAAATAGTGAGTACCGACACCGGTATTGGTTTTAGACCAACGGTAAGAAATGTAACTGCGGTAATTATGGCTTCGACTGAGGCATTCATTCGTCTTATGGATGATGTCCACGAGAAAGCTTGGCAAGTTAAAACAGACCCTGTTAGAAAAGATTTTATTTTTCGAAACGATACATCGGTTCCTAACAGTGATGGTGTTGATAGGGTTCAATATGCGGCAAATGCGGATGCTGCCGCGGTACAAAACTCGGAGGTATTTGTATACCCTTGGCCTCAAGTGTTCGTGGAGAATGATGACCCGAACAAAAACAAATATGAATTAGCGTATCCTGGTGACCCTTCAATTGTGAATCTAACAAAAGGATACCTTTATGACAAATGGCCCGAAGTGGAATTCGTTGAGGAATACCTTAAGGGGACTGCTCAGAGGTTAACTGGTGTAAACCAAAGACCACCACAACAAAACGATGCTCAAGTTACTTCAAGATTAAATCTTAATGCGATTGAATTTCCATTTGTGAATTTGGCGTACAGAAACACTGAAGAATTACGTTTCTTCTATGAGATTTTTGAACGTCAATTTATGTATTCCTACTACACTGGTTTCGGTAGATTAATCAATAGTCCAATTAAAACTTCGTTGATTAGTACGATTGGAGTTCTTGAAGCTGGGAACATAATTAGTTCATTAGGTATAAGTAACCCCTATTTAATTAACAAGTTAAAAAATACGATTCTCAGTTCCGCAAACTACCGAGCAACACTCGAGAGTTTTTCAAACCAAGGGACTGGAGCTTTTTGGCAAGAATTTATACGAGACATTTTTGTCACAGAATATCTTAGAAGAGAGGTACAGAACAACTTTAGTATTTTATCTACCGATACACTATCAAGTCTCGTGTTGGCACCTGACACTAATTTACCTGGTGAAGATACGGTAAAGGAACTTCTAGCGTCAACAATTACGAATCAGGTTCAGTTTATTGATACCTATCCATTTACAAATGAAGTTTGGAATGCAACCAACTTAAGTGGTTATATCACAGTTGGTAATGTTGCCAGTGCCAACGACACTCGTAGAACTTATAAGATTTTTGAACCAAAAAATTTAATTGCTAACTTCACAGAAGTTAATAATATTACAATCAACCGACCGGTAACAAGTTTCAATTACCTTTCAACAACTACACCAAACCCAATTAACAATTTATCGGCATTCTACGTCTCAAGGACTGCGGATAATTTGTTACCAACTGAAGGATTTATCCGTACCAACACGGAGAGTTTACCATTTGAGAAAACCACCTCGATGCTGAACACACCATATTTTGTGAATTCAATTTTAGTTGGTGTTCAGAATGAGAAAAACAAAGTTGAAAACCCATATGTTGCGGCGTCTTACTTGTTGATTAACTCACTTCCTCTATCGACATTCAGAGAAAAATATAAGAGTTATGAAAATAATGTGACAGTTTCTTTGGATTACATCTTTGCGTCATTCAAGAAATTCGGAGCAATCCACAAAGTGCCTTATGTTTGGGTTCTCAAGTATGGTTCAATTTGGCATAGATACAAAACCTATATTGAGAGTGGAATAAATCAAACGGATATTCTATCTCCGGTGTGGAGTAACTTTAATTACGTCAACAACTATGACCCCGTAACAAACAATACACAAAAGACATACAATCTTAGTGTTGGAAACATTCAACTTCAGAGTCAATTCAATCAGTTAGCGGTTCAATATACAAACTTAAGTGTTGGTTTCTACCCCAAAGCCATAAATGACTTCAACTATTTCCTTAACGGAAATGACCTTTACACAAACTACACTGATTCAGAAATCAATCAATCTATCAGGGATGGTTTGAAAATTCAAAACTTAGCCAATTCAAACATTCAAACTAATGCCCTGACAAATGCGGGTCAAGTTAGTGTTCTCAACATGACAACTTATAGTTGTATAATACCCGATGGTATTCCGAGTACTGACCCGAATTTATCCGTTTGTAATGATACCCCCTCAACACCACAGGTAAACTACTACATCCTACCATCTTTTGGAACTGAACTGAATGAGGTCAGAGAATCGTGTTTTACAATACAAGGGGTACAAACTCAAGACCTTTACAACAACAGTTCGGTATTCAATGGTTCAGTGAGATTATTTTGGAAACTTCCTAACTATGGTTATTTTGACTCGAATGATATCGTAAGACCCGCTTACGATGAATACTTGAACCTTGTTCCACTTTTGGGGACAGTCCCCGCATTCGACTTGAAGAACGCTGCTCAGGTTCTCACTTCACCCTATTCAAAAATTGACGACATGTTCTCGGTGTTTGAAAGAAGCGTACTTGATAAATTGGAGGATGAGTTCTTGAAGTTCTCACAATCTGTATCAAACTATAAGAACGATACGGTTGTCGACCCCTTGGCAGTTTTAGACCCAACCGTGAACACTGCGGACAGAACTGTTGGTCAATCTAATCAAGACATCAATGTACAATACAAAAACTTCCAATCTTTGATGAGGGAGTTATTAAGTGTGCCTTTACCACCGACTTACTCGGACGAGGAAGATTTGTTTGTTAAAATTATTGATAATCAATATGGGAGTTTTGTTTCCAAAATTCAAAACCTTATGGGTTATGACGTCGCCCTAAGAATGGGTAATCCAACGGTTTATCGTAGAAGGATAGTTGATTCCTATATTTCATATGTTACAGGTAATCTTACAGTTGCGGACCCAATCCCATTTAGTCCTTATGTACAGGGTTCACTTCCTGATGGTGGGGGTACAACTACATTCTTGACCTCACGTTTAGTGAATCAGAACGCATGGAGAGGATTGGATTTGAGTGTTGGATTCTCAACAATACCTGAACTGAACTACGTTGGAAATTCATCTTACATCACAGATTTCTTCATATCTTCAAACATTCAGTTTAACGAGTTTAATGCCACAGAACTTAGTCAATTGATTAAGTTGTACGCCACGCAAAAATTAGACAATCCAAATCTTACTGCTCAAGATTTTGCGGGACAATTACAGAGTTACCTTACAACTTATCAAGAATTTTTCGACCAATCTTTGAACCAAACAATAATACTAACTCAAAAAGGGTTACCTGAGATTAGTCAATTACCTGAAGGTAGAATCCAATCACAATATGATGGAAGTCAGCCAAAGGTAGAACTTTACGAGGTGTTCAAAGCATTGAATGATAAATGGATTGCGGGTTCAAATTTCAAAGAGAGTTCTTTGTTTGAAGACATCATGTTCTTGGATAGGGCATCGAGAGATATTGGTCAAAAGATTCTTATCGACATTTTTGATTTGGAAAGAATTACGGATTCTGATTCCATAAATTACAACATGAGTGTCTTTGTATTCTTGGCTGGTATTCTCACGAAAAACCATTTTTCGGTGATGCCTCTTCCGGCGTATGTTAATTTCTATAACCAAACTCAAGATGTTGCCGGTAACAATGCAAATGATGTAGACCAAACTCCACAAGATTTTGCTAATGACATGTGGGGTACATTCTTAAATGTTGATTATAGAAATTCAGGACCCAAACTTATTTGTTTCTATAGTGGAAGACCCTCAAGTTACTTAGACATGAAGGGCAACAAAAACTTCTTGTTCAGAAGTGATGCTTTTGATATTCGCGCCAACAACAATCCACTTGTAAGACAGGAAGAGAACGTCAACACCTTGTTTAATAATAAAGTCGTTGGGTTTAATGTTGACATAGGAACAAGAAACCAAAATATATTCTATTCATTCCGTGTTGACCAAAACATGGGGAAAGCGACCTCAGAGTCTATTCAACAAATCAATCAGATGGCGGACTTCGCTTCTGGTAGAAATACTGCGACTCAGAATGTTTCTTTGTACAACATCTATAAGAACATGAGTTACAACTGTGAGGTCGTTTCATTCGGTAATGCTCTTATTCAACCAACAATGTACTTTAATTTGAGACACGTGCCGATGTTCAATGGTTCGTATATGATTACGGATGTAAACCACACCGTCACACCAGGTTCTTTCCAAACTCAATTTACTGGTATCAGACAAAGTGTTTTTGATTTACCACTTATCGACAATTATTTAATGAGTGTAAACAAGAACTTAGTTTCAAAAGTTATAAGTGCTGTAAAACAAAGAAAAGACGACGTTTCTGTTACAACCACTACTCAACAGAAAAATGCCAACAAATCTACTAATCCAAACACAACGACGGCTGAACAGAATTCTTGTACCGCTAAAGTTAAAGAATATCCATACTTAGACGTACTTGGATTCCAAAGTGTTGCTGGAACAGATACTAAGTTGAATGCCGAACAATTGTATAATGAAATCAAGTTAGTGACTCCTGACCAAAATCTGCAATTTGTTATCTTTGCCATTTGTTATGTTTCAAGTTTCAGTGACAATCGATTTAATGGATACGACAACAACTATGGTAAGATAACTTTAGAATACAACTATTCCGATTTAGTTGAAAAATATTTCTTGAGAACGTATTCGTGTCGTAACTTTACCACGAATCAGAATTCTAAAGTTTCGAATCCTGTTGCAATGTTTGCAACAACTAACGATTTCTTACAATTCATGAGAGACCGTCTAAGAGATAAGATTGGACAAATCAGACAGAAATCTTTGGAGACGTTCTATCTACAGAACTACCCATATCCGACAGGAGTAAGTCAAACAAGAAACCCTGAGGTTCAAATTGCATTGACTAAAGCTAAAATCCTTATGGATAAATTACAGGGTCAAGAAACGCCACCGTTCAAATCAAACATTCCGTTAATCCCAACACCGGCACCAAGTCCTGTTGTCAATAATCTGAACACAACAAACCAAATTGTTCCGACCTGTACACCAACACCAAGTAATGCCGTATTCCAATTCGGAGTTGGTCCGAACACTGGTAACCCAATTCCAACACCAACACCAAGTTCAACATCGGTCATTCCACAATCAAGTGATGATGTGATTCTTAACAACAGTGCTATTTTGGGTACCTCTAATTTATCCATTAGATATGGAAGTCCCACCGCTAACTTGACGGGTATATTCTCAATCACAGGACAACTCAGTCAGTCATATCCGGCTAGAATTTACATTGCTCAGACAGGAACTGTAGGAAGTCTTAATATTGCGGATTTTACTTTGACACCAAATCAGGTTGTGTCTTCAGGTCAATACACATCCACAACTGACGGATGGAGAACGGTACTTTCTCGTTTAGCGGGTAATCAACCAAACTACTCGGTTGTTATTAGAGTTTCCGTTACTACTCCGGCAAAAGAACATATTTTCACATTTGTTCGCTCCGTAATTCCTTTAGAATGTCCTGCGTTAGGTTTTGATGCTGACGAAATCATTTCAGTCCAAGACATGCAGACAATACTACAAGACCCTTGTTGTGAATGTTATCCAACAGGAACAAATGGGGCTAACATTATTCTATATGGAACTACATGTGACTTAACGGGTTCAAATTGTTGATGTTTGTATATTAGTTGATATTTATAGTAAAATCTTAAATTATGGATTTAAATCAAAAATTGAATCAGTACCTTGGAAAGAACACCAGAATTTCCTCAAGAAGCAATGGTGATGGTACTACTGAAGTGTGTGACCTTGACACGGGAGACTGCTATGTTGTTCGTGACAGAGATGGGTTGATAGAAAGAGCCGGACATTCTGTAACAGCAAACAGAAAAGTAAAAGTTGAAACTTCGCACGGTATAAAGACATTGTTAAACGGTTAATCAAATGGAAATTGACAAGAAGATTCTCAGGGAAATTGAGAGACACCACAAAATCAACAAGTATATTACTGAACAAGCTGACTTGGCTTTAGAACCTGCGGATGAACCCGCAACGGCACCCGAGACTGCTGCAACTCCTGAAGCACCTGCGGGACCCCCTGTTAAGATTGACGTGGCTCAAGATACTGAAGTCGAAAAAATTGATAGTGAAGGGCAATCTACAGAATCAAATGAAGGTGGTACTGAAGAATTAGAAATCACCGATTTGGTTAACTCACAAAAAGGTATCGAGAAAAAACAAGATGATTACTTCCAACAACTATTTGGTTATTTAAGTAACCTCGAGACAAAGTTGGCAGACATGGACAACTTGGTTAACAAGTTGAACTCAATTGAGACTAAGATTGAGAAATACAGAGAGAAGACTCCACAAGAGAAACTCGAATTAAGAAGTTTGGACTCAGGTCCATTCAACCAAAAGTTGACAGACTTCTTTGACGACAAGAAAGAAGACTTTGAAAAGGCTGGTAAGCATGAGTATGTTCTCACTTCGGATGAGGTTGAAAATATTTCACCAGCTGAAATCAAAAAGACATTTGATAAGTTCGACGATGGATATGAAAATCCATTTAAGTACTGATTTCCAATGTAGATATGATTATAATTAAGGGTTGTGGTAACACAACCTTTTTTTATTTTCATGATAGAATTTGACCATGTAACTTTTTTTTACTAACATTAAACAACTAACATTAATTTTTATTTCCTATGAGCTCTTTAGACGCAGTTTTAGCACAGTATGAAAAATCCCAACAAGCCACAGGTGGCGGACAGGGAAAGATGTCTCAAGACGAGAGAATGAAGAAATACTTCGCTCTCATTCTTGATGACAAATCAAATTCGGGTACTCGCCGTGTCCGTATCCTCCCTACCAAAGACGGTAGTTCACCCTTCAAGGAGGCTTGGTACCATGAAATCCAAGTGGGTGGTAAATGGCAGAAGTTTTATGACCCAGGCAAGAATGACAACGAACGTTCTCCTTTGAATGAGGTTTATGAAGAACTTATGGCTACGGGTAAAGAATCCGACAAAGAACTTGCTAAGCAATACAAGTCTCGTAAGTTTTACATTGTTAAAGTGATTGACCGTGATGCTGAAGGTGACGGAGTTAAGTTCTGGCGTTTCAAACACAATTACAAGAATGAAGGTATCTTGGATAAAATTATCCCCATTTGGAGAAACAAAGGTGACATTACTGACCCCGATAAAGGTCGTGACCTTATCATTGAACTCACCAAACAAAAGACACCTAAGGGAGCTGCGTACACCACAGTATCAACTATTATGTACGATGACCCCACCCCAACTCACGAAGACGCTAAACTCATGAAAGAATGGGTTGATGACGAACTCACTTGGTTGGATGTATACTCAAAGAAACCCGTTGAGTATCTTGAGGCGATTGCTCGTGGTGAAGTACCACGTTGGGATAGTGACAAGGGTGGTTACGTTTATGGTAACGACGAAGAAGGAACTGAAACCTACGGTGGTTCAAGTTCAAAGAGTTCTTCTTACGTTGACCCTCAAGCTAACGCACCTATTGACGAAGACTTACCATTTTAATTAATAGTGGGGTAGGCGTTGTCTGCCCCACTTTATTTTTTTCATCATGACAAAAGAAACAAGACAAAAAATGATTGACAGTCTCAAAAGAAAGTATGAGGCTCAAATCTTAGAAGCCGAGGCGACTTTGATGATTTATCTTGAAAACGCTGCGGGTATTGGAGAACACCCACAGATGCTCGAAGAGATGGATAATATGGTTGAGAAACTCGCAAACGCAAGTGACAAACTACAAGTACTAACTGAATTTTGGAAATACAATGGCAATAAAGAAAGCAACTGATTTCGGGTCAATTAAGAAGAAGTTTTCAACTTCTGCCAAGTACAAACCACAACGATTCTTTGATTGTGGTCAAGAGTTCTTGGACGCCGTGGGACTTCCTGGTCCTGCTATTGGACACATCAATATGTTCTTGGGTCACTCTGACACGGGTAAGACCACTGCGATGATTAAAACTGCGGTGGATGCTCAAAAGAAAGAAATCCTTCCTGTGTTTATCATCACCGAACAAAAGTGGAGTTTTGAACACGCTCGACTGATGGGACTTCAATGTGAAGAAGTGGTTGACCAAGAAACTGGAGAGTTGGATTGGGATGGATTTTTCATCTTCAATAACAACTTTGAGTACATTGAACAAATCACCGATTACATCAACGATTTGTTGGATGCTCAAGAGAAGGGTGAGTTGGATTACAGCTTATGTTTCTTGTGGGATTCTGTGGGTTCTGTTCCCTGTAAGATGACCTACGAAGGTAAGGGTGGTAAACAACACAACGCTTCGGTGTTGTCAGACAAGATTGGTATGGGTATCAACCAACGAATTTCGGGTTCACGTAAAGCGGACTCCAAGTTTGAGAATACTCTTATCATTGTCAACCAACCTTGGGTTGAACTTCCCGACAATCCATTCGGACAACCCAAAATCAAAGCCAAGGGTGGAGAGTCTGTGTGGCTCAACTCTTCTTTGGTGTTCTTGTTTGGTAATCAAAAAGGTGCGGGTACCACCAAGATTACTGCGACCAAGGACAAGCGTACTGTGAAGTTCGCCTCTCGTACCAAAATTTCTGTTATGAAGAACCACATCAATGGATTGGGTTACGAAGACGGAAAGATTATTGTCACCCCCCACGGTTTCTTAGCCGGTAAGGAGGCTGCTGAAGAGAAAGCTTCAATTGAGGCTTACAAGAAGGAGTACTCTGACTATTGGAAGGAAATCATCGGTTCGGATGGTGACTTTGTGTTGAAGGAAGAAAAGGAAGAAAACTAATTTTCCTTTTTGTGAAAACACTTCTTGTTGATGGAGACAATCTATTCAAAATTGGATTCCACGGAGTCAAGGACTTATTCGTGGAAGGAAATCACATCGGGGGTGTTTTCCACTTTCTCAACACCCTTAGACGGCAATTGGAACAAAACGAGTACGACAAAATCATCGTCTTTTGGGACGGAGTCGAAAACTCAATCCAACGTCGTGAATTATATCCTCAGTACAAAATGAATCGTAGGAATGATATGAACGAGGCAAAACTCGAGTCATATTATTCCCAAAAGAAACGAACTAAAGAGTACTTGGAGGAATGTTTTGTCCGACAGGTTGAAGTACGTCAGAATGAATCTGATGACCTTATTGCCTATTATTGTAGTAGGGCATCTGATGAAGAAAAAATTGTTTTTTCTTCCGATAAAGATTTGCTTCAACTTGTTGACAGAACAACATCAGTTTTTTCACCCATAAAAAGAGAAATGTATAACTTTGGGGACAAGGTTAAAATGGGGGATTTTTATATCCCACACGATAACGTATTGACCACCAAAATTTTAATGGGAGACAAGTCCGATAATATTGATGGTATTAAATTATTGGGTGAGAAAACTTTTGTAAAATTTTTCCCTGAGGTCCTTGATATGAAACTTTCTGTTGATGATATTTTAACCAAGACAAAAGAATTGGTAAAAGAAAACAAAGATGTTGTCTTAAGGAATATTTTATCAGGTGTAACTAAAAACGGAGAACTGGGTGAAGAATTTTACGTAACAAACCAAACCATTGTGGACTTGAAAAACCCACTTATCTCTGAAGAAGCTAAACAAATCGTTGAACAGTATTATAGTGAAACTTTAGACCCTGAGGGTAGAGGTTTCAGAAACATTATTGTTATGATGACCGAAGATGGATTCTTCAAATATCTACCAAAAGATGACGAGGCTTTTGTAGATTTCTTAAAACCTTTTATGAAACTAACTCGTAAAGAAAAACGAAAATTTAATCAACAAAATCAAACACAATTATGAAAGAAGAATCCGTAATTAAAATGGAGTTCCTTTTGACTCTGAATGAAAACATCGTTGTTCAGAGATTTTATAATGTCCGTAACTATAACCCCAAAGCACGTCGCTCGGTTCAACTTCAGGAGTTGATGAAAGACATCGAGCTTACTTTGGTTGATGACCTTAAAATGAAAACGGTCATGTATATGATGGACAATCAAGACGCAATTTTCTTGGACCCAGATTTGATGAATACTGCCAACACGGACGGTCCTGAGAACTTCAACATGTATGTCAAAATTTCAGACGAAACAATTTTTCACAGAATTTTTGACGGGAAAATGTTCCCACCAAAAGTAAGATATACGGTTGACGTACGTCCCAGCTTGAAAAACATTTTGAAAGGTTTGACTGACATTTTTTCAGGTGAAAATTTAACGTACGACCTGCTTGGATATGACCTTTCTCGGTAATATTTAATTGATACACGCGACTCTATGAATAAGAATTTTGACTATCTCGGCAATACATTTCAACTACAATTAATCAATCAAATTATTACAGACAAAGAGTTCGCACAGTCCATCATTGATGTTTTAGAGGCTTCCTATTTTGACAACAAATACTTTAAGTTGATTGTCCAAATGGTCCGTGAATACTACGGAAAATACCAGTCCTCACCCAACTTCGAAACCTTGGAACAAATTGCCAAGACGGAGATTTCTCAAGAGTTAGCCTTAAAGATTGTTATTGACACAATCAAACAAGTTCAAGAGGCACCGTTTGAAGGAGTTCCTTTCGTTCAAGAAAAAGCCCTTAAGTTCTGTAAACAACAAGAGCTTCAAAAGGCGATGAACAAAGCCCAAAAAATCATCGACCAAGGAGACTTTGAATCCTACGATGCGGTTGAAGGGATGGTACGAGAAGCACTCCAAGTTGGAGAGAGAGATACTGGTACCACCGATATTTTCTCGGGTTTGGACGATGTTCTGAATGACGATTTCAGACATCCCATTCCTATGGGTATCGAAGGTATTGACCGTCTTCTTAAAGGTGGTTTGGCTAAAGGGGAAATTGGTGTAATATTGGCTCCTACAGGGGTTGGTAAAACCACATTGATGACCAAGATTGCCAACACCGCTTTCAACATGGGGTATAATGTCTTACAAATTTTCTTCGAGGACAACCCGAAGATTATTCAAAGAAAGCATTTCACTATATGGACTGGTATCGAACCAGATAACTTGGCGACAAGAAGAGAAGAGGTAATGGAGAAGGTCGAGGAAATCAAAAACACGATGCCAAACAAACTTATTCTGAAAAAACTTCCGTCAGATACAATGACAATGAATCAGATTAAGAATCAGGTACGTAAGATGATTGCCGACGGCACCAAGGTTGACATGATTACTTTGGACTACATCGATTGTGTGGTTCCCGACAACCTCAAAACTGACGAGTGGAAAGCTGAAGGTTCAGTTATGAGACATTTCGAGGCGATGTGTCACGAACTTGGAATTGCAGGATGGACTGCGACTCAAGGTAACCGTAGTTCAATTTCTTCAGAAGTTGTAACCACTGACCAAATGGGTGGTTCCATCAAAAAGGCTCAAGTTGGACACGTTATTATCTCAGTAGCCAAAACACTCCAACAAAAAGAAATGAAGTTGGCAACAATCGCAATTACCAAGTCTCGTTTGGGACAAGATGGTATTGTCTTTGAGAACTGTAAGTTCGACAACGAACTCTTGGTAATCGACACTGAGTCTTCTGTAACCTTCCTTGGATTTGAGGAACAACAAGAACAGAAGAAAGGTGATAGGGTTAGGGAGCTTTTGGAAAAACGCCGTCAAAGAGAACAACAACCAATTTAATTCTCTGTCAAAAATTTATTTAAACTCAAGTATTATGAATAATTCTGAATTAGTTAACTCAGTTGAACCACGTTTCGTTATTAAACGAAGTGGTGATAAAGTACCTTTCGAGGAAGAGAAGATTAAAAACGCTGTTGCTAAAGCAATGTTGTCTGTTGGCAAAGTTGACCATGAAATGGCTGAAAAAATCGCTCGTATCACAAAGAAAAGTATTTTTAGAAACAACAAAATTTATGTCCCACATGTTGATGAAATTCACGACATGGTGGAGAATAAGTTGATGGATAACGGATTAAATGATGTTGCTAAGGAATACATCATTTACCGTTCAAAACATCAACCAAACATCTTCACCAAGAGGATTGCTCTTAAACCTTACGAGTATCCTAATTTGGTTGAGTATGTTGACGCAATCCGACACTCTTATTGGGTTCATACAGAATTCAATTTCACTTCTGACATTCAAGATTTCAAAGTTCATTTGAATGAAAAAGAACAATCAGCGGTACAAAGAGCTATGTTGGCAATTTCCCAAATTGAAATTGCGGTAAAGACCTTTTGGGGTGACATTTACAAAAGATTACCAAAACCCGAAATCGGAAGTGTTGGGGCAACTTTTGCTGAGTCTGAAGTAAGACACGCAGATGCTTATTCACACCTCCTTCAACTTCTTGGATTGAACAAAGAGTTTGAAAATCTTTTGGAGGTACCGGCTATTCGTAGAAGAATTAAGTATTTGGAAAAATCTATTTCGACGTCCAAGTCGGTGGAAAACCAAGACTACTTTGAATCGGTTGTTTTGTTTTCAATGTTTGTTGAGAACGTATCTTTGTTCTCTCAATTCTTGGTTATCATGTCATTTAACAAACACAAAAATGTTTTGAAGGGTATGAGTAACGCTGTTGAGGCGACTTCAAAAGAAGAAAATATCCACGCTGAGTTTGGTTTTGATTTGGTGAACCTTATCAAGAAAGAAAACCCAAGTTGGTGGACTAACGAACTTGTTGAAGATTTGAAACAAGCAACCATTGAAGCGTTCGAAGCTGAATCAGAAATCGTTGATTGGATTTTTGAAAAGGGAGATGTAGATTTTCTCACAAAAGAACAAACAATAGAATTTATTAAACATCGTTTCAATGTATCTTTGAACTCTATAGGAATTGACAATGTATTTGAAACTGATGAAAAGTTATTGGAGACTACAGAATGGTTCGATGATGAAATTCTAACGACCAAACACACTGATTTCTTCAATAAAAGAAGTATCAACTACAGTAAAAAATCAAAATCAATTACACTTAACGACCTATTCTAATTAAAAACAACAGATAATAATATGGAAAATAGAAAACCTTTTGACTGGATTAATGACGAGTCAATCACATTTCTCCGCAGAGGATATCTCAGTGAAGGTGAAGAACCCTTGGAGCGTATAAAAACAATTGCAGAACATGCCGAAAAACTTTTGGGTATGGAAGGATTTGCTGAAAAATTTTACGACTACATGGGTAGAGGATGGTATTCACTTTCTTCACCAGTTTGGGCTAACTTCGGTAAAAAACGAGGTTTACCTGTAAGTTGTTTCGGTTCGAATGTAGGTGATAATATTGAGTCAATTCTTTACACTCAGGCTGAAGTTGGTGAGATGAGTAAAATGGGTGGTGGTACCTCAGGATATTTTGGTAACATCCGTGAACGAGGAGCTACGATTACTGACAATGGACATGCGCCTGGCGCGGTTCACTTTATGAACTTGTTCCAAAGTGTGGTTGATAACATTTCTCAGGGTTCTACTCGTAGAGGTCGATTCTCTCCATACCTCCCTGTGGAACACCCTGACATTATGGAATTCTTGGAAATTGGAACTGAAGGTTTCCCAATTCAAGACTTGACCCACGCAGTTACCGTGACTGATGAGTTTATGGAACAGATGATTGCTGGTGACAAAGCTAAGAGAGCTATTTGGGCTAAAGTTATTCAAAGAAGAGGTGAGATTGGTTATCCATACATCATGTTCACCGACACAATGAACAAGAAAGCTCCTGAAGTTTATCAGGATAAAGGAATGAAGATTTACAATTCCAACCTTTGTTCTGAGATTGCTCTCCACAATTCTGAAGAAGAATCATTTGTTTGTGTTCTGTCTTCGATGAACCTTCTCCACTACGAAGAGTGGAAAGACACAGACGCTGTTGAGGTTATGGTTTATTTCCTTGACGCGGTTGTATCGGAGTTCTTAACCAAGATTGAAGCGATTAGAGATGCTGGAACTATCGAAGGAAAAAGAGCGTTCTTCTACCTCGAAAAGGCGTACAACTTCGCTAAGAGACAAAGAGCTCTTGGTTTGGGAGTACTTGGTTGGCACTCGTTGTTACAATCCAAAAACTTACCATTTGATAGTCGTGAAACTGCAAGATTGAACGTTGAGGTGTTCAAGTTGATTAAGGATAAGTCTTACAAAGCTTCCTCAGAATTGGCTGAATTGTTTGGAGAGCCCGAACACTTGGTTGGTTACGGAAGAAGGAATGTAACCTTGAACGCTATTGCACCAACAACCTCTTCAGCGTTTATTTTGGGACAGGTTTCACAATCTATTGAACCAATTTGGTCTAACTGTTATGTGAAGGACGTGGCTAAACTTAAGGTGACAATTAAGAACCCTGTGTTGAAAAAGTTGTTGGGTGAACTTGGTAAAGACAACAAGGCGACTTGGGAAAGTATTAAGAAACACGATGGTTCGGTACAACACTTGGACTTCTTGACTGAAGAACAAAAACAAGTATTCAGAACTTTTGCTGAGGTAAATCAGTCTTCAATCATCAACCAAGCGGCTGTAAGACAGGACTACATTGACCAAGCACAATCTTTGAACCTAATGATTTCACCTGACATGCCAACTAAGGATGTCAATAAGTTGTTGGTCGACGCTTGGGAGTTAGGGGTTAAGACTCTTTATTACCAACACTCAATGAACTCGGCTCAGGCTTTCGCAAGAAAGAAACTAAACTTAAATGACCTTCACTGCGTGGCTTGTGAGGCATAATTAGGGAATTTGAACCTTAATGAATGAAAAACCCGGCATAATGTGTCGGGTTTTTTTATTCCTTATAAAAACTTAACGGATATATTTATGTGATATGGCAGATGGAATTACATATGGTTTAGCTTTTCCCTTCCAAGATTCTACCCAAGGGGATTTCTTGTTGTTGACGGAAACCCAATATGCTCAAATCAAAAGTGACCTTGTACACCTTCTTTTAACGAGAAAGGGTTCAAGATATTTTTTACCTGATTTTGGTACAAGATTATATGAATTCCTGTTTGAACCATTTGACGGACTTACTTTCAATGCCATCGAGGCTGACATTAGAGATTCTGTTTCAAAATACATTCCAAACTTACTAATCAATAATATAACAATAGAACCTGCCGACCCCTCCGTTGAAGTGGACAACGCTCAAAGTAGAGGTGGTCAGTTGGCTCAAGATGCCAATACCCCGTTCAGAGTACCTGGTAAAGGGACTTCCGAATACACAGCAAAAATCAGAATTGATTTTTCGGTGGACAACTTGGCATTCGCCCAAAGTGATTTTGTTATCCTCAATATTTAACATTATATGGCAAACAACAAAATATCCTATACAGTAAGAGACTACGAAAGTATTAGGATTGAACTCCAAAACTACGTTAGAACCTACTATCCCGAACTTATTCAGGACTTTAATGATGCCTCAGTATTTTCGGTGTTCTTGGATTTGAATGCCGCCGTAGCCGACAACCTCCACTATCATATTGACAGAAGTATCCAAGAGACGGTACTTCAGTACGCTCAACAAAGGTCGTCAATTTACAACATTGCTAGAACTTATGGTCTAAAGATACCAGGTCAAAGACCTTCTGTATCTTTGGTGGACTTCTCAATCACGGTACCGGCTTTTGGTGACAAAGAAGACGAAAGATACCTTGGAACTCTTACTCGTGGTTCTCAGGTGTTCGGTGCGGGTATTGTGTTTGAGACTCAATATGATGTTGATTTTGCATCACCATATAACTCACAAGGGTTCCCTAACAGACTTAAGGTTCCCAACTTCGATGGAAACGGAAACCTAATCAACTACACGATAACCAAAAGAGAACAGGTGGTTAATGGACTTACCAAAGTTTTCAAGAGAGTTATTAATGCCAGTGACGTTAGACCATTCTTCGAATTATTCCTTCCTGACAAGAACGTTTTGGGAGTTACAAGTGTTCTTCTTAAGAATGGTACCAACTACACTAACGTACCAACCGCAGCGGAGTTCTTAGGGGTTGAAAACAGATGGTATGAAGTTGATGCTTTGGCTGAAGACAGAATCTTCGTTGAAGACCCGACTAAAGTATCAGACCAACCGGGTATTAAGGTAGGTCGATACGTCCAAACCAACAATAGATTTATTACCGAGTTTACCCCTGAAGGATTTATGAAGGTTACCTTTGGTGGTGGTAGCACATCAGCCCAAGACCAACTCAATGCGTTTACCAATCTTGGGGTTCCTGTGACAATACAATCACTTCAGAACAACTTCTCGTTGGGTTCCACACTAATTCCTAACACAACTCTTTTTGTTCAATACAGAGTGGGTGGGGGATTGGCAACAAACCTCGGTACCAATGTTATCAATCAGGTGGGAACTGTAACATTCTTCGTCAATGGTCCATCACAGAACATTAATAATAGTGTTATACAATCCCTAAGATGTAATAACGTAACTGCGGCAATCGGAGGGGCAAACCCACCAAGTGTTGAGGAGGTTAGAAACTATGTAACCTTTAACTTCGCGGCTCAGAAGAGGGCGGTTACTGTAAATGATTACGACTCCCTTCTTAGATTGATGCCAGCACAATTTGGGGCACCAGCCAAGGTGGCAATTACAGAAAATAACAACAAGATTATTATTAGTTTGTTGTCTTATGATACCTCAGGAAAACTTACACCAATTGTATCAAATACCCTGAGACAAAACGTCGCCAGTTACCTATCAAATTACAGAATGATGAATGACTACATTCAAGTTACCTCAGCCGAGGTTCTTGATTTGGCATTTGAGATTTCTGTTGTATTGGATGCCACCCAAAACTCAGGACAAATTATATCCGAAATTGTTAACCGAGTGGCGGCTTATATGAATCCACAAATCAGAGAGCTGGGACAAAACGTTTATCTGTCAGAACTTAGAACAATTGTTCAACAACAAACAGGTGTAATTACTGTGGCTGATTTGGTGGTGGAAAATAAAGTTGGAGGACAATATTCATCCGCACAAACTTCCATGAGATATGCCGACCCTGAACTAAAAATTATCCAACCAGTGGATGACACATTGTTTGCACAACCAAACCAAGCGTATCAAGTCAGATTCCCACAAAAAGATATCAAAGTTAAGGTTAAGAACTTCCAAAATGTTTCTTTTTCTTAACACCTTTATTTAATTTTCCCTCAAGGTATATTTCCTTTATGTAATTGGGCTTTCTTAGAAAAACCCAAAATAACTATTTATTTTAAAAAGTTTGAATGGGAAAATCATACAGAATAAACACGGAAGTTGGTATCAACAAAACTCTGTCGTTTGAGCTTGACCAAGATTTTGAATTTTTAGAAATTCTTTCCCTTCAAATTGGACAAGAGGACGTATACAACAGAGACTGTGCTCAATATGGGGTTGTTGTTGGTCGTGTGGTTGCTAACAGTGGACTTGGAGTTCCAAACGTTAAGGTAACCATATTTGTTCCTATTCTCGAGACCGATGCTGCCAACGAACAAATCGTGGCGGTTTATCCATACGTTAATCCTGATGATACTAACGTTGACGGATATCGTTTTAATGTTTTACCTTATGCCCCATCATATACTAACCATGCTGCGACGGGCACTTTCCCAACCCGTGAGGATGTATTAAAAGACCCGTTAGTCGCCGAGATTTACGACAAGTACTATAAGTACACTGTAAAAACAAATGAAAGTGGGGACTATATGATTTTTGGTGTTCCCGTTGGAGTTCAAACCGTGTTAATGGATTTGGATTTGAGTGATATCGGTGAATTTTCACTCACACCACAAGATTTGATTAGAATGGGAAGAGCCACACCGGCTCAGGTTGCGGGTGACAGATTTTTGGCTTCACCTGATATTGACACACTCCCACAGATTGTGTCAATAAGAAAACAATTTGAGGTCAGTCCATTTTGGGGTGACCCATCTCAGTGTCAAGCCGCGGTTAACCGTGTTGATTTTGATTTGAGAATCGAGGCAAATATTGAAATTTCTCCGTCTTCAATATTCATGGGTTCTATGTTCTCAACAATAGATAAGTACAAAATCAACGCGCCTCAGTTCCGAAGTAATTTTCCACCTGGTATTTTGAGCTCAGGGTGTAAACCAAAAGATAATTTTGGAAACCTTTGTGAGTTGGAGGCGGGTCCAGGTCAAATATTGGCTGTAAGACAAACAATATTCCAAGATGGTCAAGGAAGACCTGTATTGGAAGAATATCGATTAGAGAACTCAGGAAACATCATAGATGAGAACGGTACGTGGTTGACGGAAGTTCCAATGAATTTAAATTATGTAACAACTGCCGAAGATGGTTCAAGAATATTGAGTAATGACCCATCGATTGGTATTCCTACAAAGGCGAAATACCGATTTAAAGTTAAGTGGCAACAACCACCGTCTAACACTGAACAAATCAAAAGAGCATATTATTTGGTACCAAATGTTCGTGAATTTGGATGGACTGACCCATTCACAGACCCGGCGTATTCAACAAATACAACCACACAACGTCGGTTATCGAGTTCCTATTATTTTGGTTTAGATTGGACTGGATACACCAATGGATATACGGGAACTTTAAAGACCCAAAGGGAAACCGAGATTTTTAATTGTGAAGATACTTTTTATGAGTTCGATTACAATAAGGTCTATACTGTTTCTTCCTTAATAGACCAATATAAAAGGAACATACCTGCATTTAATCTTCTAACAGGACGTGGAAGATTCATTGGAATTAAAGAAATTGACAACAATGAATGCGCTTCAACCGTAAACAAGTTTCCTGTTAACGAAGGATTTAAAAACTTCGACCTATTATATTTTTTGTTTTCAATAATATTCCAAATTTTTCAAGTACTTTTTCCTGTTTTTATTGTTTTATACCAACTAGCCAGAGTCCTCAGTAGGTCACTCAGAGACGGAGACCAACTAAGAGGTTTCGGTCTTCCCATGTTAACATATCCTGAATGTGAGGGTTGTGCTTGTGCGAATAATTCTTATGTCGAAACAACTTCAACTTCTGAGGGTGAGCCGATACTTACACCTGTTTCTAATTTCACTTATTATTTTCAGGGTCTTTTAAATTCTTCATTACCATATAACCTCGATGACCAAGGACAACCTTCAGAGGCGAATAAGAATATAGTCGCTTCCATTTTTTCCCAAGCCATAGGAACAAGAACAACGAACTTCCAAGTTTTAGGGGAAGTTAGATTTACAGAATCACCCGTACAAGTTCTACCCGAAGTTACCGGAAGTTTCAATTCTCCCGTTAGAATTTTCGCATATTCGTATGATTTACCGTTAGGTGAAAGGATTAATATTTTTAATGGTCGAAAAAAGTTTTTTGATGGATTAAACAAGATAAGTGTTTCGTTTGATAATCCATCGAATACTACTGTGAATCACTTCGATAGTACCCTTACAATTTTATCTCAAACTAATTTTGATGCAGGTACTCTTTTGACATTTGTTAACCCATTGAATAGTAGAGACCCCAACTATTTTTATCCTGGCGCGGTCGGTAATAATAACTTACGTCAAGGCATCACAGGAACTACCAAACTTCCTAATGGTGGACCAATACAAGTTCAATACGCTTCCACACAAACCTCACTTTCACCTGTAGTTACTTACACGTTGAGTGAGGGTTCTAGTGTAACTAACTACGACTTCCCAATGGACTTGGAATATTATCAAGTTTTGACGGGTTTAACAATATCGCAAGCAAGACAAATATGGAATAATTCACCAACAACGGGTAGTTTTGTTGATATTCTTCTTTCTGATGTGGAGGTCTTTTACCCCACAAGGGATGTGGTTGTAAATTGGAGAGACCCCCAAAACGGTTTTTCGGCGACATATGATTACGAGAATATTTTTGATGGTTTTGATAACCAATATATTTTGATACTACAAAGGGGAGTTGACCCATATTCTCCATTATACAATAACAAATATGGTGTGGGAAAATTGTTTGGTTACTCGAGTGAAAATGCAATTAGTTTCACCGCAGAAACAAGATTGAATATTCCCATTCAAAATTTACCATCTGGCGGAAACTCGGTGCAAGGACACACTCAAAGTGGAGTTTATGAAACCTCTTATTTCTTTGAGGCTGGTAATAAGTTTTCGGCGTTTACAACACCTAATTTGGGTTACTACAGTGCTTTGGATTCAACTGTAAATTTTTCGGATTATTTTATGAGAAATTCTCCGTCAGCCCCTCTACAACCACTATCAAGTGCTGCGTTTCTATTCAACAGACCTACTATCGGTAACGTAAAATGTATGACAAGTGTTCAGGCGAATAATGTGTTTGTTGGAACAGGAATAGGGACAAACACACCACCTGCAAAGTATACTTCTACAGATGACCTATCAGGGGTGAGTTATTATTATATGAGGGATTTACCGGGTAATGGACCTAACGATGTTGAGATTGAATACTTTAGTATCGCTCTACTCCCGAAATTTACTGGAGCTAACCAAACAAACATTTCTTCTAAAGTCAACAACGTTATGAGAACCGACCGTCTTCCAACCTCCGATTTTGTTGGTGGTGGAGATTGGAATGGGACGGTACCACTACTTCAACAAAACCTTGGTTTCCCATTTTATGAGATTATTGCGGGTGGTCCTGCATTAACAACTCAACAATATGGTACTGGAGCTTCTATAGTGACACCTGACGATGAGGACTTACCGGCACAATTGAATGTTGCAGAAACTTTCAATTGTACCAATATGGTTAGTTTATATTGTTATAGTGGTGAAGGGACAACATTTGGAGTTTCAACAAATTGTAATAATGACTATGTAGATAATGGATGTTACAGATTTGGTGAGGATACTGAGAGTTCCCTTAGTGAAAATATTGCGAAAGACTTAAGGGCGTTTTCAGAATGGTCTTTGAGATATAAATTATTCTATGCCCTTTGTCGTGGTATATTATCTCAGAGCTTTACCAATAACTGGATAAATGGGTCTCTATTTGCATTCCCAATTCAAATAAGGGCAATTTATGGGATAAATAACACGATTAGTGAAGTTTTATATTGTAAGGACTTAATCTATTATGAGGACCAGACCAATAACTATTATTACAGAAGCAGTCCTTATAATATTTCGACGGGTCAATTTATTGGAAGAACCGCTCAATTATTTACTGGTTCGTTGAATGTGAGGAATTTGTTGTTCCCAACTACAGTTATGAACCTCGGTCCAAAGAGTCAAATATTTGCAGAACTTTCTTTGAATCCTTCAGATACAGGATATGTGGTTAACCAACTAACACCAACAAGTTTTGGTGACCCATCAGACTTAATATCACTTTTTGTGATTTCAAGAATTACTTCGGCAAGATTTTTCAATGCTCTTTTAAATACCTTTAATCCAATTGGTTCGACACTACTATCAAATCTTGCAATTAACTCATTTTTTTCGAGACCAGGAGAACGAGTTGATGGAGATTTGACTCAACTTATGTCAATCAACTCCGAGTTCGGGGTTATCAAATTTTCATCGGAAGTTTATAGAAATGTTCCGAATGACCCTGATAACCCAATTATTTACCTTAGTTCTAATAATGGTGAGGTAGTTTTAGGTTTGTTTTTTTCCTCTACAACCGAGGATTTACAATACAAAGATTTCTTAACGCCAGGACGGATTTTGTTCAGACCCACACCAGCGTCAAACGCGTTTACATACGTTTATGGTATCAAATCACAAAAGGTACCGTTCTACAGATGGAAAACTACACCACCCAATGGATTACCAAACATCTTCGGTAGTCAACAAAATAATTGGGAAACCGCTAGTACGGGTATTTTCTCAGAATACTATCAAAGTTTAGATAGAACAAAACAAGGACAACCATCATATTTCTTGGGTTCTAACAGTCAGTTGAATGACAACAATGCCAGAGGATATATTTACAACGTAGACAACAATGGGGATGTAAGTGTAAGTTCGGGAAATTATCCTACAACTTTCCTGGTTGGGGCGCCAAACCAATTTTATTTTGGTTTAATAAACGGGGCGACAGCTATGGATAGATTCAAAACTTTTTACTTAGCAGATGAGTGATTTTACTATAATACCTTCCAGTTTACAGTATAAGTCGGCTCCAACGCTCGACCAACAAATTAATATTCCCTTGGAGAGTAACCAAGAGGAAATGGTACAATATGTTCGTAACACAACTATCAGTCTCCAACAACTTTATGAAGACGAAAGACAGACAAGTCTAAGATTTAGACCAACGTTCAAAATCGATTTTGTTTACGATAACACATATACAGGAACTACTGAGTATGCTCCGTTTAGAGATGAGTTATATTATGTTGAACCAACTCAATCGAAAGTAAGTGGTGTATGGAAAGGGTTTCCACAATATTACGAATTTGATTTTTTCAGACCGAATATTCCAACAGGACACCTTAATTACGTAGCGAAAAGTGCGTATACCTACAACTGGACATATTACATAACATACCCTTATCAAAACGATTATACGAAACAACTTCAAGCGACCTATGACAATAGAACAATTAATTGGGTTGCTCAAGAAGGTATTCCTTTCATAATTTCAAGTTCAGTTGAAGGTGGGTTGAGTGTTATTTCATTTCAGTGTTTAATGCCTCATGGTCTTGTAGAAAATCAATTTGTCGAATTGTCTTTTGACTATGAGGGTCAGAAAGTGTTCGATGTTTTTTCGTTGGGTAATACTAACTATGGAAGTAGTGATTATGTGTTCAACATCATCAATGTTGGATATACAGGAAACACGTTTTTTAACGGAAGAACAGGAACCTTCAGACGAATTATTGATGCAAATAATCCTAATGAAACTCGTTCAAAATACTACATCAGACAACACAGAGTTCTTAAGAATCAAAGTGAAATTGAAGTTACTAAAACTGGATTCGAATTGAATGCGTTTCAAAATCAAAAAAAGTTAGAATTTAGTTCCATTACACCCAACAATGTTACAAGAGTTTCTCAAAAAACTGGTTCATTCAATTACGATTTTACTTTATCAAATGATTTAATTCTTTCAGGGTTAACCAACAATCTTAAACAAGAAGTCAATGAAATATATTTGACAATTGTCAATAAGGGTTATAGTGGTTATTTTAATAAACCTATAAATAATAATGTGGGACTAAAACAGGGTTGGTTATTCAACATCAATAGAGACGTTAGTAGTTGGTGGGATGATAATAATACTTTGTCAAATTCGAATATTGGTGTTCTTTCTTATAGTAAAACGACCAACAGAACTTACACCTTTTATTACAATAGAGTTCTAAATGAAGGAGACATGCTTGACGGTGATTTTTGCGAGTTTAATGACTACTATCAAGTCGAAAGAGTTGTGTCACCTTACGTCCAAAAAATTAAGTTTAATCAAAACATTTTTGCCACCGTTAACCAACCAAATTCAAACCCCCAAGGTTATTATTATTTCCCTCACTTGCCGATGACGTTAAAGTATTATTCCGATTACGTTGAAACGGCACCGGCACAACAAGTGGAGAATATTCCTTCGTGGGCGTTTTTTTCAACAACAGACCAACAGTTTCGTTGGAGAGAGCCTTATTTATATGGTGAGTTTGATAATTTGGATAGGGGTGTAAACTACCCTTATTTGAATCGGGCTCATTATCCGTTTGAAAATACATCCTTTAAATTATTCCCTGAGGGTAGTAATTACCAAGCAATACCTGATGGTGTAAACCTCGATATACAACCATTAATCGATGACTGTGAATAAAATACAACTAACCCTCCCACGTGACCAGGACCGAGTAATTCAAGTTCCTGTGATGCTCAATTGGGAGTTGTTGGACACTGAAAATGAAATCACGGAAATTGAAAATCAAATTACCGCTGAGGTTGCGGGTCAACCTATCGATTTTGAAACAAATAGATTTTCTCATTCGGGGCATACAAGACCAATAGAAAGGTCAGTAAATGAAAATCCAGTTGCGATACCAGGTTCTCCTGATTTTATCACTGACATACTTTATGAATTTTATTTTTTCTCGGGTGGTACTTTGAATGGTACTACAAGTGTCAACAACTGGATTCCTGACTACAGAGCTGCGGGATTTAACACCGATGAAATATACTATTTTTCTAATGGATTTAGGAATAGTTTTTTCAAATTGGATTTTTACAGTTCGCCAGTTGAGAGTAATCAAACTAACTACCTTACGGTTATACTCCCAACAACACAGGGTGAAAGGATGCCCGTGGTTATGCAAGGTCTTGATGTTACAATAAAAAAACCAAGATACCGACTCGATTGGGTTGGAGATAAAAAGGGATATTTTATTTATTGGGTAAAAACAAGAACTTATGTGGACATCGACACTTTCTATATGTCATGTAAGTTTTGGGATGCTAAAACAGGTACGTTTATCAGAATGATAAATCGTCCTCAAGCTCTCCAAAACACCAACACGTATTCACCCAACCAAGTATTCAATTTTTACTATCAAGTAAGATTGGATTACCCAACACAAACGTACACGGTTTATGATACAATAAGTTTTGATAGAGTGGGTACAAGTGTTCCTATAAAATGGTATGAATACATCGACCCATGACGGATTATAGATTTGTAGTTGGACCTGGTAATATTCAAAGTGATTTGAGTATTCAGACTGCCTTAATAGACCAAGGTGGAACAATTACTGCGGTTACAATTGGAGTTTATTCTTCTATGACTCAAGTGTTGTCAGGAGGTACGAATGGTAATTCCGTGATGACGGGTCTAACGATTCCGATTCTTCTTACCGAAAACACCATCGACATGGGTTATTATTCACCCTTTGATGGGGCTGTAGAACAAGCCGATGTGGTTACAAACTTTTATTTTTCTTCCAATACGGTAACCCCTTATGTATTCACAGTATTGAATACATCAGATAGGGCGAAAAGTTTCTTGGAGTTTTCTGCATACCAAGTTGATTGGGGTGACGGTTCTCCGTTTGAAACAATGGTTACCGATACTTTGAGTCATACGTATCCTAACATAATTTCTGCGTATACTATTACACTTAAACAAACCACAAATTTTGGTATCAATACTGTAACCAAAAAGATTGAGGTTCCTTATACAAATGCGGTAATTATTAATCCTAAAGGAACTGCTTATTTTACCCCACTTGGTGGTAGTTGGGCAAACACTCCTGTTAGTTACAATTATATTTTCACTGGGGACCAAGAAAATACGGTGTCACAACAGGTCAGCAGTGACTATACAACAGTACCGTTTATTGTATCGGGTGAAGGTCCTTCAAGGATTACTGAACTTGCTCAATACTCTATTCAAGAATACATGGTAGGTGTCCCTGTTTTCCAAGGTGGTGAACTACTTGGTGCAATTACGGATATGAATCCAATTTACACAGCATATACTATTCAGGATGTTAACTATTATGACTATGTAGACGGACAGACAATCTTCTTCCAAAATAGTAGTGGATTTACTAATAGTTCAATTACTGCGGTTCCGATTACAAAAGATGAATTGTTAATGAAAATTGTGGACCAACCACAAATCAATACAGACATATACGTTGAGAGAGGAAAGAACACCGCATACGAACAAATAAGAAGACTTGGTGAGGTTGAAAATTTATCTGATATGGTTAATTACGGATATGGATATTTCATCATAGAAAAAAAGGGATAAACTATTTATAAAAATAACACACACTCAAGATGGCAATTGGAACCTATGGAACAGTAAGACCTGCGGATGTATCCCCTGAGGATGTAGAAATAATTTTAAACTACACACCATCAAGGGATGTGACTGAAGATTTCGTTTTGAAAACTTTAGACGCTCCTTCAATTTTAAGACCTTACTTTAACAATAGTCAAACAGGTGGAAATTCTGGTATTGAAGTATTGGGGGGTCTATACAACTTAACCTTACCTGCAGACGAGTTCAACGCGGTTGGAATTTACACACTTATGATTCGTCCTGCACAAATTAGAACATCAATCACAGATTGTGGTGTCTTGAGTGCTCTTCCAAACGTCAAAGGTATTATCATTGATATTAACAATGTACCTAGCCAATTTAGAAACAAATTTGTTCCCCAAGGACTTGTTGGATTTAGAGTAGAATACTTGAATGCTGATGGTTCGAAAATTCCAAACTTCTTCAGAATTGTAACTTCTTCATTCTATTGTGAACCTGTGGTTGTAAACCAAACCAATACAACACAAAAGGCGATTAGATACCGATATGTTGATGGGGCATCGAATCTTATTTTCCTAACCTTGACACCATCATCGTCCCCAACTAACCGTCCAAATGCGACTCCATTTATCGGTCAACCTGGACAAAGTATTATAATTTCAAATACGTTCTTCAATCCTACCACGATTGAAATCGATATGGTTGAATACGACGTATCGTCCCTTGCTATAGCCCTTTACGGAAATCAAACTAAGAGTATTGAAGATGGTGTTTACACAATGTACGACAGTCAGAACAATATCTACAAACAATACAATCTTTACGAAATCCGTGACCAATTTAACGAACTCCTTTACGAGGTTCGTCAGGATAGAGGTGCTAATATTGATTATACTAAAAACTTCACCACGATAACAGGATAATGGCGGTTAATAGCAATAAGTTCTTTTACCCACCCGCACCGGGAACGGGTCTTGGTACTTTCGACAATATTGTAGGATTACAAGTTGTTGATGGTGGGGGACTTACTACATCCGTTTTTGATTTCACAAGTGCGGTCACTGAAAAAGTTAATAGAACTTTTTCTATAGGAACATTCTCAAATCCAATTTCTTTGGAGGATTTGGATTTGGATTCACTTAATGAAAGTAGAAGAATTCAACAAACTCAGTTTCGTGTTTATCCGAATTTCGATGTTTCACAAGTTTTAAATTTTTCACTTTACGGTTCTCTTAATAAGAGATTTAGTGTCTCTGTAAACAGAATTATAAACTTTTTTCCCGCAGCATTGGATGTTAGACACATCATGCCTGATTTCACTACGGGAAATACCGCCACCAACATATCTTATGACCCCGTAGACAACGAAACAACTTTCAGGGTGCAAACATCTAATATTTTCAATCCATTTATGATTGAATATTCGCTCAGCGCAACCACAAATATGATGGTTCGTGAGATTGTCACTTCAGAATACAGAGACCTAACAAAAACTTATTTAAGTTATGTTTTGGTGTATGAGGGTATTGATTACCCTGTTGTTGGATTTACACCATCGGTTTCTTTAACTTCAGGTTATATCGAGTTAGTTGTTGATGGTGACCCATTTGATGGACTTACAACGACTGAAATTGATTTCTTAGTTCGTCCAAACAATCTTACCGTTGATAAAGTTTTTTCTGAAGACTTGGATGAGGTTGAAAAGTTCTTAATGAATAGACTTATTCAACCTGAATATACCGCCAATTTCCAAGTACCACTTCAAAACGAGGCGGGACAATTTTATACGGGATATGTTCAGGCTACTTGGCCAAAAGACGGTATTTGGAATCTGGATATTCGTTCGACCAAGTTTGACGATTACTTGGCTAAGTTGGCGGATTTGGCAACCAATTTAGATTCGTTCAAAACCAATCTTATTTCTAGATTCTTGGTGACAGATTCACTCAAAGAATTTGACACTTTGGGACATAAGGTTGAAAAGGTTCTTCAAATCTATGGAAGAAGTTTTGACCAAATCAAACAGTTTATCGATGCGTTGGCTTACATGACCAACGTTAATTATTTTCCACAGAATGATATTCCATCTCAATTGTTATTCAATCTGTCTCAAACATTAGGATGGGAAAACAATTTTTCGCCGATTACAAATGAAGATTTCCTTGGAAGTATTTTTGGTACAACACCATCTTTAGAATTCCCTGGATTTGCTCGTTCACAAACCCCAACAGAATTGAACTACCAATTCTACAGAAATTTAATATTAAACTCGGCGTATTTATTCAAGTCAAAAGGGACAAGACGTTCTATTGAATTTTTATTGAGATTAATTGGGGCTCCTGATGCCTTGATTGATTACAACGAATACATCTACTTAGCAGACCAAAAAATTGACATGACTAAGTTTGATATTCAATACGCCACTCTTTCAGGTGGGACTTATATCAATGAGGTACCCGCTCTTCAACCAGGAGATACATTCAGTATTCGTGGACAAATCTTCACTGCGTTTACAACCAATACAACTTTCACAGATGTAAACGTTCAAAGAAACGATTATCCTGTTGATAGTCAAGGTTTTCCTAAATCTCCAACCCCACTCGGGGATAATGGAGTGTTCTTCCAAGAAGGTGCTGGTTGGTATGAACAAACACCTGACCACAGAAGTCCTGACCAAGTGACCGTTACGGGAGATGTCTTCACGGGACAAAACTTTGATGTACAAACTTCACTTCAGCCGTTTACCTATGGTGGAATCTACTTGAACCGATACGAACAATTCCCATACATGATGGACGGGTTCAAACTTCAAAGAGTTCCCGACAACAAAAAATCTTGGTTGGATACTGACGACAGATTAAGAGTTGATACCCAAGCGGGTTACGAAGCCTACTATTATACCTCTACTGAGAAACTTGTACTCAACGTTAAAAACGTGGACATTCACTTGAATGTTGGACAAGGTTTTGCTTACGACGTATGGGATATGTCAAGACAATACAACTACCCAATTCCTGAGTCAGGTTTTACGGCGAACTACCCGTCTCCTGGTGGAATAGATGATACATTTATCGACCCTGAACCACAAAAGAAAACCTTCTTCGAATTTAGTCAAACTTTTTGGCAAAATATGATTAACACCCGTAACCGATTGTACATTACAGATGGTAAAACGGGAGGTTATCCAACACTACAATCTATATTTTGGAAGTACTTAGAGTCGGAACAAACAGTGGGTATTCCTACAAACAAATACACATATCAAAAGTTGATTGAATATGTAGATGCCTTGGGTCCATATTGGGTGAGGCTTATTGAGCAGATGGTTCCGGCAACAACTCTTTGGATGGGGGGTATCAAACTTGAAAACTCAATCTTCCACAAACAAAAGTTTGTTTATAGAAGACAACGTGGATGTCAGATTGTTCCAGTGCCGGCACAACCTTGTTATATTATTTCTAACATATTTGATTACGACTGTAATACTCAGTATGCTACATTCTTCATCTATCCTTGGTTGAATGGTGATGAAACTGTGACTAATTTTTCATCAATTCTTAATAACAGAGTCGATAATTTTTTAACAACAAACAATCTTACATACAACGAATGTGTTCAGAATACAATCAGTTCAGAATGGTATATGGTTTTGACTGTTGGTTCTCAAACAATTTTCAGTGTGTTCTTTTATACAGGATTTGGAATCGCCGATGCTCCGAGTGCACAACTTTGGAGACAAACTTTAATTGATAATCTTTATCTATTGTACCAATACGGCTACACTTATACATTAAATGGTAATAATTTGACAATAACCAACTTGAAAACCGTTAGTAATAATGTGGTTGAATCTGTAACCCTAAGTGTTGGGATAAACTTGAGTATTGATTGTGCCTGATGCCTTGTAGTAATAGTAATTATTTAGTTTGTTGTTATGACCCGACAAAAAGTTTTTCGGTTTGTAATCCTACTATTAATGGTACACCTAACTCGAGTTTCAATGTGGGAACAACTTATGTTTCTTTGGACCCAGTTAATGGAAATATTTGTTTCTCCGCGTCAACGATTCCAATCGGAACAGTTTATAATTATGGTATTACTAATTTTCAAAGTATAACAAATGGTACTGCGGACTGTGACCAATGTGCCTATGATTACGGAGCCCCATGTCCAATTGTAACATCATTTGCTAACGCTATTCTTGAGAACTGTTGTAATGCCGGTGAAACACTTCAGTGTTCAGTACCAAGCACATACACTCCTGGTACTGTGTCTTTCAGGTATAATGACAAATGTTGGACACTACAATCTTATGGTGGTCCAGGTGGTGTAAATTTAATTGCGGGTTACGACGGATGTGGAGCATGTACTTCTGCGTTCCCTTGTGTTGAGCCCTCAAATTCTCCCACACCAACACCAACTGTAACTCCAGGTTATGTATATTATTTCTCAGGATGTTGTAGTCCATATACTCAAATTGAAGTCATTTCGGGTACTGATTTATTTGCTGGTCCGGGAAATTCGTATATTTTAGATATTCCATCAATCCCATTCAATGATTGTGTTGAGTGTGTTGCTTCGTTACCAGGTCCATATCTATCCTATATTTGGAATTCAGGAACGGATACTATTAATGGCACTTATCTTGATTGTGGAGACTGTCAAGGGTTCAATCCTAGTGCGGTCTGTGATTCACCGACACCGACAAAGTCCAATACTCCCACACCCACACCGACAGTGACGGTAACAAGAACTCTGACTCCAACTCCTACCCTGACTTCGACGCCAGGGGCGAGTCCTTCACAAACAAGAACACCAACTCCCACACCAACAAACTCTGGATTCGGTAACGGGTTGACTTTTTCTTACGAACTCAATATTACGGGAGCTTGTGAAACGGGACTTGGAAGAGTTGAAATTGTTCCGACTGGCGGAGTTGCTCCCTATACATTCAATTGGTATAGTCCAAACTTAGGAACGGGTGCAATCAAAACAGGACTTCCCGCAGGAACTTACTTGGTTAGGGCTAATGACTCAGCGGTTCCTGTAAACGCCCAATTTTACATTAACGTCACCGTCGGTGGATGTATTTGTGTTGATATTGTTAATGTCAACCCAACGACTTGTGGTTTAGATAATGGTTCTGTAACTGCAACAACCACATCTTCATCGTCTACTGTAACGTATAGATTATACAATTCCGCCGACACTTTAATTGATACTGTCACAGCATTACAACCTTATGGCATTTTCTCGAATGTGGGCGCAGGCAGTTATTACATTACCGCAACTGACACAAGTGGTGGTTTTGGAACGAGTCAGAGTTTCATCATTCAAGATTCAAATCCGCTCGATTTTGGTTTATACGTTGTACCAAACGCTTCGTGTGACGATGCGGGAACACCAATCGGAAAAATATTTGTTACAGGACAAACAGGTACTGGTCCCTACACTTATCTTTGGAGTAACGGTAGAACAACAAGTTCTATAACAGGTTTGACCGAGGGTGTTTACTCAGTTCAAGTAACTGATTCAGGTGGGTGTTCTACTACAAAACAAGGGACCGTAACAAGAGTCAATGCGTTAGCTTTCGGTTCCTTTACTGCCGTTCCACCAACTTGTTTTGAAAATGATGGTTCCCTTACTCTCACCGTTGTAGGTGGGACAGAACCTTTTTACTATTCGGCTTCTACAGGTAATCAAATAGTTTCGTATTCAAGACAGTTCACGTTGTCAAATATTGGAAATGGTACTTATGAATTTGCCGTAACTGACGCGGGTCTTTGTAAACTTTACGTGGGTACAACCCTTCAAAGTGAGGGTGGCATTTCCTCAGTAAGTGTTACAGGTCAAAACTCGAATTGTAGTCAAAATGATGGTCAGATTACCGTTACAATTGTAGGGGGAGTTACACCATATATTATTACCCTTGTAAATCCTGATGGGGATTCGACAGAGATAGTTGGAGACCAAACTGTAAACATATTTAGTAACTTAGGACCTGGCACATATTCAGTTTTTGTACAAGATACATTGGGATGCGTTTATACAACAGAGGTTACATTAGTTTCTCAAGATAAGTTCGCAGTTTCTGTAGATGTAATCGCAGCGACATGTAATCAATTGAATGGTACTGCCACTGTAACTGTAACGAGTGATTACGAATTACCTCTAACTTACAGTATTGACGGCATTGAAACAATTATCGATACCAATCTAACAACAGTGGTGTTCGACAACGTTTCTGTTGGACAACATCTAATGACTGTTACGGATGAATCGGGTTGTAGTATCAATCAACCTTTTACAATTATCTCCTCACCACCCGTAGAGTTTTCATTGTATTCAACATCTTGCGGAACGGGAGCCCAAGGAAGTATAACCGCTCTTATTTCTTCAGGAACACCTCCGTTTACATTCAATTGGTCAAATAATGTTGCGGGTAATCCACAACAAATAACTGTGAATGGTTTAACGGGGGGAACTTATTCTTTGGTTGTTGAAGATGCTAACGGTTGTTCTTATGGAGCTCTCACAACCATCGAGTGTACACAGAATTATGTTTCATTCCAAACCTACACCATGGGTACGGATGAATTCACAATTGTTTCACCAACCAAGTGTGGTATTATACAAATTTTGAATGATGGATTTGCGGATTTGACTGAAGGTTATTCGGGTTGTGTTCTCAATAGTGCTGAATTTATTGCTAAAGTACAAGTCCAACCTCAAGGAACCGTATTAACGAATTTGTTTTACACAGGTTATAGTTTAATTGATGTCCCAAGTGACAATCTATGGTATACCACAATTGAATCCATGTTGGAAAGTATCGTTGGTATTGTTGATGTTATTATTGACCCACTTAACAATCAAATCAAAATTATTGCTGACCCATCAAGTGGTATAATTGACCAGCAGATAATAGTGGAGTTGGTGATTGTTTATGACATTGAATGTGAATCTACAGTTCCACCAACACCAAGTCCAACGGCAACACCAACACTTACACCAACTATAACTGCAACACCAACAGTCACTCCGAGTATTACTCCAACTAAATCAGTTACTCCGAGTATTACTCCAACTAAATCAGTTACTCCGAGTGTTACACCAACGATTACTCCAACACAAACATCAACACCAACAGTAACTCCAAGTCAAAGTTCTATCATTGAATATTTTGCATTGGCTAATGGTACATATTGTTGTGGTTCTGATGGTTCTTTCACTAACCTTTTAGTAAAAAGAAATAATTTCCCAATACAAAATGGTTCTGTGTATTATGATGGTGAGGGTAGATGTTTTACTCTGACAAGTAATACTCCAACAACATCAAGCCCTGGTTCTACCTTGATTGGAACAAATTTTGCTAGTTGTACTTCGTGTAGAAATAATAGTTTTGAGTATACTCTATCCGGATATTGTTATGATGGTAGGATGTTAGCCGACAGTGGTTCTGCCGCGACAAACTGTTTCCAAGTTCAAAGTGGATTAGGTTCTTCAACCAGATATAGAGCGACTTATCCATATAGTTATTTGTATAATGGTGATTGGCAAATAGTTGATTTGTACATAATTGACACAACAACTGATTGTCTATTAATAAACAAACCGATATCTGATGGTTGTCAATATTGGGAAACAGATAGTAATGGTAAAGTTATTGCTGGTTATCCACAAGTAGGATTTGACTGTGGAGGCGCTGGTGTTTGTTGTCCAGGAACTCCATAGAAATGAAATAATCACATTGAATAGGGCATGACACAAGTTAGAATAGAGATGGTGACAGGAACGGTACCAATTTTGGTATACGTTGCTGATGTTTATGGAAACAATCAGAGTCTAATTGGAACAATAACGAATACGGGTGTTATTCCACCAGCTGCGAGATTTTATCCGCCAGCATTGTTTGATTCTGCGCCTGCAATTATGCTCAAATTGGTGGACAATAATGGGTGTGAAAAGTTCGAAATATTAGATTGTACGTTCGGATGTGGATTCGATATATCTGTTCAACTTGTTTCTTGTGTGGTGAATATTACTCTCACTGAGTCTGTTTGTGAGTTCAGTGTGGATGTGACTTGATTATAATTCAAAGTTTTACTGACTTTTTTCCATTTATTAAAATGGCTTTTCGATAAATAAAAAGGTACAGGTCATTGTATTTATTGTTAAAATGCCATGTCGTTAGAGTCCATAATTGTAGTTAATACTGCCACGGGGTGTGATACATCTGTTGAACAACAGGTGGAGGTCAGTGGATACCAATGTTTTATTGTTAGATTACCGGTAGATTCAGACGCTATTGGTCCTTTTGATGTCTATACAGGTTCTACAGAAGAAGTACCTGTCTATACAGACGTTTCGAGAAATGAACTAATAAATGGGGTTACAGTTTGTTTCGGAATACCACCAAGTGCATCACCGTCACCGACACCAACCGCGACACCTACCCCAACGCCATCAATAACACCTACAATTACGTCAACTCCAAACGCCTCACCAAGTAATACTCCAACAGGCACACCAACTCCAACCCCGACGCCTTCATCAAGCGCGGGTCCTGCATATTCAGCGTACATTTTCCCTGAACCACAAGACTCAACTTCACAAGCAGATTTGGGTAATTACTTATTCACAAATGGTTCGGTTAGTTATTGGGGATATTCTAACTCAGGAACATATCCTGCGGGACCTGACTATGCGAATGATTTGAACATTTATGTGCAGTATCCTGAATGGTCTGGTGGTGTTGGTAACTTCATTTCAAACGTGGCATCATTAAGTGGAGGTATTAGACAATCTTCAGGGGCTGGTATGGACACTTACGGATGTCCACAAGCTCAATATACTTTTGGTTCAGTGAGAATCACTACTTCACAGATTAATCCTAATATTCAATATGTCTATTCAGTTTGGGTACCATTGGTTGGTGTTGGAGGAACGATGTCTAACATGACTTTAGATTGTGGATATGGGGTACCTTGCTCAACTGACATAACAAATGGTGGTACACCTGACTTAGTGAATTCCTCAATTAATGTTACGGTGCCTTCAGGATGTGCCATACCGGCAGGAACTTACAGAGTTTTATGGATGACTGAACTTACTAATTTACCTGCAATCGCTAACCTTCCTTTGGGTGCTTCAATATTTATCAAAGGTGAAAGCAAAACATAAATAATGAATTAAAATCAAAAACGCTAATGTCTTCTCTCTATAAGAACCCTATAAGTTCATCACAGCAATCAGGACCCGAATCGGTCTCAAGAACCTCTACATTCGGTACTAATTTCTCTGTTCTACAAACAGGGGGTTATATGGAAGTTTACAACCTTTCAGATTTGGAGCTTGTGCTGACTGCGGCAACATATCCGAGTTTAATTCAAAATTCGGGAAACACCATTCCTATTGCTTTTACTAAGGGAGCTGGGTCTTTATTTTCGCCCGATAGTATTCAATTAAATTCTGATAATATTTCATCAGGTCGTAGAAGACTTGGTATGCAGGTTTATGTTTATGAAACTGACCAAGTCTACCAATATCATATAGACAATTATAATACTCTATATGGTAACGTTACGGGATTGACAGGAGCATCGGCAATTACAGTAACAGAATACACAACAACAGTAAATAATCGCTCATCAGCGGGTCAGTTGCTTATTAATGCTTGGACGGGTTCTACAATCGAAGGGATTGCTGGAGCTACGGCGGCTACCGCAAGATGGAGAAAAGTTTATACCACAGATGTTCAAATTACAGGTGGTACATATTTCTCAGCAACTACGCCAAATTCTAACTATGTTGAGTTAGAAAATAGTACAGGAGGTACTATAACAATAACAGGATTTACCGCGCCCGTTACTGGTGGAACCTTTGATACCGGAACGAAAACTTTAACTCTTAATAGTAGCGATGGAACTTCTATTTCAATTGCTGGATTTAGCGGAGCTGACTTACAAGTTGGAGACGGTGTAACTACGGTTTCTGCTGTAACAGGAATGACTTTTGTTGGAGCATCGGTTACAAATAATGGTTCAGGTAATATTACTGTAACAATAACCGGTACTGCAACAAGTTCGGGTACTTCAGGTACAAGTGGAACTTCTGGCAGCAGTGGCACATCAGGTTCAAGTGGAACTTCCGCAACTTCAGGAACAAGTGGTACCTCAGGTAGTAGTGGTGTTGATGGTACATCTGGTAGTTCAGGTACAAGTGGTTTAGATGGAAGTTCTGGTACAAGTGGTTTAGACGGAAGTTCGGGTACTTCAGGGATAGATGGAACTTCAGGTTCAAGTGGTTTAGATGGGACTTCAGGAACATCAGGTACAAGTGGATTGACAGGTACAAGTGGTACCTCAGGAACGGATGGTTCATCGGGAACTAGTGGGTTAGATGGTTCATCGGGAACTAGTGGGTTAGATGGTTCATCGGGAACTAGTGGGATAGATGGTTCATCTGGTACCTCAGGTTCAAGCGGATTAAGCGGTTCTTCAGGGACATCAGGTACTTCAGGTGTTGATGGGAGTTCAGGAACAAGTGGGACGTCTGGTTCTACTGGAACTTCAGGAACAAGTGGGACGTCTGGTACTACTGGAACTTCAGGTACAAGTGGTTCTTCAGGATTAAGTGGCGTTGATGGTACCGCAGGAACTTCAGGTACGAGTGGTACATCAGGTTCAAGTGGTATAGATGGTTCGTCAGGAACTTCAGGTGTCGATGGTACATCAGGAACTTCAGGTGTCGATGGTACATCAGGAACTTCAGGTGTCGATGGTACATCAGGAACAAGTGGTACTTCAGGTTCAACGGGAACAAGTGGTACTAGTGGTACTAGTGGTACGACAGGAACTAGCGGGACTTCTGGAATTGATGGAACATCAGGAACGAGTGGTACGTCCGGTTCTGACGGAACATCAGGTACGTCAGGTACATCAGGTACAACGGGCACCTCGGGTACATCAGGAACAACAGGTACATCAGGTACTTCAGGAACAAGTGGTATTGATGGTACTTCGGGCACTTCAGGAACAAGTGGGTCGTCAGGTACTACCGGAACTTCAGGCACAAGTGGTTCTTCAGGATTAAGTGGCGTTGATGGTACCGCAGGAACTTCAGGTACTAGTGGTACATCAGGTTCAAGTGGTATAGATGGTTCGTCGGGAACTTCAGGTGTAGACGGCACATCAGGAACCTCAGGTGTTGATGGTACGTCAGGGACTTCAGGTGTCGACGGTACTTCAGGTACAAGTGGTACTTCAGGTTCATCAGGCACTTCGGGAACTACTGGTACTTCAGGTTCATCAGGAACCTCAGGAACTACTGGTACTTCAGGTTCATCAGGCACTTCGGGAACTACTGGTACTTCAGGTTCATCAGGAACCTCAGGAACTACTGGTACTTCAGGTTCATCGGGCACCTCAGGCACTACTGGTACCTCAGGTTCATCGGGCACCTCAGGCACTACTGGTACTTCAGGTTCATCGGGCACCTCAGGAACTACTGGCACTTCAGGTTCATCAGGAACCTCAGGAACCACTGGTACTTCAGGTTCATCGGGCACCTCAGGCACTACTGGTACCTCAGGTTCATCAGGAACTACTGGTACTTCAGGAACTAGTGGGGTTGATGGTACTTCAGGTTCATCAGGAACCTCAGGAACTACTGGTACTTCAGGTTCA